CGCACAGCAGAACAGAAGACGGCGCACCTCATGCGGCTGTTGGCGGAAGCGTCGACGCGGAGGCTCTCGTGAGCTGCGCCACCGTCGCGTTCGATGCGCTGCTCGACGACATCGCCGCCGGTCCCATGCCGCCCATCCCAGAGCGCATGCGCGGCCTCGTGGAACGCGCCGCTGCGGCCAAGCCGATCGCCGACGTCGACGCATGGGCCGACCGGCTCGCGAGCGATCTCACCGACGCACTGCTTGCTGACGGCGAGACGGTGCGCGCCAACCTGCGCCGCGAAGTCGCGCCACTCGCCCCGGCCGATGCGGACATGCGCCGGAGGCTCACATGAGTTGCGCCATTGTAAGCGCCCTCAGCTTCGCGGCCCTCTGCGTGGCGCTGCTCGTCGCCGACGGTCGCCGCGCGGACCGGCTTGAGCGTGAGCGGCTGGCACGGCAGCGGGCGAAGGCGGATCGGGCGTGAACGCGCTCGGCCTCTGCATCGGCGACGGCAACGGCGCGCCCGAGTTCCGTCGACAGTCCGCCGCGTGGCAGCAGTGGATGTTCGCGCGCGGGTACGGCGCCGATCTCTTCGTCCTCGATGTCGCCACACGCCCGCTCGCGTATCGCTTCGGCCGTGTCGTGCACTGCATCGCGGACAACAGCGAGCCGTTTCGTCAGGTCGCGGTGTTCTGCCATGGGTGGTCAACCGGCCTGCAACTGGTGCCGCGTCAGAGCGTCGCCGAGTTCGCTGCGGCCATCCGCCGTCACGAGCTCGCGCCGGGCTGCATCGTCACGCTCTACGCGTGCTCGGCCGGCAGCGACACGCTCGCGAGCACATCCGAGATGAGCGGCGCCGGACCCGGTGGTGACGGCGGCTTCGCGGACCGGCTACGCGACGCGCTGTGTGCCGCGGGTGACGTTCACTGCCGCGTAGACGCCCACTCCACGCCGGGCCATTTGGCTCGCAATCCGTACGTGCGCCGCTTCGAGGGCGGCGGCTCGGCATCGGGCGGCATCGGCGGGCAGTGGCTCGTGACGCCGAAGTCCGCGCACTGGGCAGCGTGGCGCAAGGCGCTCGCGGGTGACCTGCGCTGGGAGTTCCCGCACCTCACGGCAGCGGAGATTCACGCGCGGCTCGCCACGCTCTGACCCGCATGCGCGAGGCGATCGCGGCGGGCGGCTAGGCCTGGTCGCACGCGCATGGCGCGTAGCCGCACGCCCTGCACTCGCCGCGTTCGCGCGCCGCAGCCATTGCCCGGTCGGCTGACTCACGCGCCATCGCCTGCCGCAAAGCGCGCGCGACCCATCCCGAGTAGTCCATGCCGGCAGCCTTCGCTGCCTCGCGCGCGTAGTCGCGCAGCACCGGCTCGACCCACGCCGACAACATCACCCGGCCGTCTTTGTAGCTCATCGCCTCGCTCCTTCGGGCCTCGCTCACCTCCCACCCCGCGTCATCCCCGCCACCGCCAGCAGCGTCTCGCGCGCCCAGGTCGTGAGGTCGCGCCCGCCCGCAGCGGCCACCAGGGCGGCGCGCTCCGTCGCAGACAGGCGCAGCGGTAGCCGGAGCGTGCGCGCCTCGCTGGGCGGCATCTTGGGGCGGCCGGGGCCGCGCTTGGCGGGGGCGGTCACGAGGCGGCCTTCCCGGCAATCGCCCGCAGCGCGATCACGCGGGTATGGACGCGCCGCGCACCGTCGTTGGTGTAGGCGTGAGCGTAGGTCTTCTCCGCAACCTTCACGGCCGCGGGGACTTCGGCGCTCGTGTAGAGCGGGAGGTCATCAGCGATCAGCCGCACGGCACGCGCGCGCACCTTGGCCGCGTATGCGCTACGGCCCATCCCGAGGCCGCGAAGGTAGGTGCCGAGTCGGCGGCACGTGATCGACCCGTCGCTCCAGATCGAGAGCTTGACGCCGTCGGCCGTCTCGCGCGTCATGATGACGTGCGGCTCGCTGCACCCGCACGAGCAGAGCCGCGGGTCACGCTCGGCCGCGAGCGGGGTGCCGATGGTGGTGGTCTTGATTTCGTGCGTGGTGGTCATCGCCTCATCTCCTCTCGCGGCCATCTGGCGCACGTCCCTACCGTCGAGCGAGTCGGCGGCAGGGCGTGGGTCAGAGGACGGGTCAGCCGCCGGTGCGCAGCACGCGCTTGTCGGCGGAGGTCATGATCTTCGCGGCGGCGGCCACGAGCGCGCCGTCGATTGCGTCCAGGTCGGCCACCGCGATCGCGTTGACGAGCAGCGCGTGGCTCGTGCGTGCGTGCAGTTCGCGCGACGCGGCCCGCTCAGCCTCGCCCCACTTCGCGACGTCGAGGGCAACGCGCACCTCCAGCGCCGCCTCGCGCGAGGCCATCACGTCGACGTCGACATAGACCAGCGACGCGTCCTCGCGGGCAATGGCGCGAGCGTCGTCGACGCTGACGCCAGTGCGCGCCTCGGCGGTCGGGTCCGTGTGCGTGGAGAGCGTCAGTCCGAGGCGCTCCGCCGCTTCGATCGCCGTCTTGCCCGTGAGTCGCTTGGTCGTGGTGGTCATGGTCGTCATCCTCTGTTGCGTCCCGGCGTCACTCGCCGTCGACTCAGATAATGTGCACCCGCTTATCGCGAGGTGCAACAACTATTTTCGGGGCCGATGTCGATTTGTTGGGCACACGCAAAACCCCTTGCGAATCATGCGGGCAGGGCGGGCGCGACTCCGCCGCACGCGATGCAGCAAACGGCGCCAGCATGCGGCCCGGCGTCGGCCGTCGCTCGGCCGTAGGTCCGGTGGTCGCAGTAGTCGGCGCTCAGCACCCCGCCGAGCGTCGTCGTCACCCGCGGAGTCACGCACGGGGCCAGTGCGCGAGCCGTCCGCGTGATCGTCTTGCCGCCGCTCGAGAGATCGACCGTCTCCACGGAGCCCACGAAATAGCGCCGCTCGCACAGGATCGGCGTGCCGTAGTAGTCGTAGACGCGGCCCTCTTGCCACGTGCTCATCGCAGCGCCGCCAGCGCAGCGTCGAGCGCCTCGCGCTCGCCCGTGGTGCCGGCGGCGGTCACCATTTCGGCGAACACTGGAGTGCACCCTTGCGTGCTGCGCAGCCACCGCGCCGCGACGGTCACCAGTTCCGCGTGCGTCACGCCCCACCTCGCCGCTTCAATTCCGCCGGCCGGATCGCGGTGCCCGTGAGCGGCGCGCGTGACCAGAGCGCGTCGATGCGGCGATGGTCGCACTCACGCGTGTCGGCGTGCGCGACGCTTCGCGCTGGCTTGCGGCGGTATGTCCACGGCCCGCAGTCGCCCGCATCCGCCCGCAGCAAGGCGCGCAGGGCCAGTGCGAGACGGGCGCGGAGGAGGCGCGCGCTCGGCACTTTCTGCGCAGCCAACTCGCGCATCGGCCTGGCAATGCTCCACGGCAGCACATCGACCGCCTCGCCTAGCGCGCGGTTCACAGCGGCCGAGAAGATGCGCGGCTCGCCGATGTCGCGCAGGCACTCGTATCCGTGCTCCAGCGCCTTCCTGTCCCGCCGCGTGAGCGTCATGGCGTGCCCCGCGCGGTGACGGCATGGCGCAGCACGCGCGCCCACCGCGCGATCCGGCTCGCCACCTCACCATTGGACGGAGCGTTGCGGTCGGCCTCGTTCTCGATGGTGACCGCGACCTCGTTCACGGCGCACCGCAGCGCCTCCAGTGCACGCGTCGCGTCGCTGAACTTCGCCCTCGCCGCATCCAGCGCAGCGAACACCTCCGCGCTCTGGTTCGCATCGAGCCCGTCGAGCTTGCGCAGCTGCGCCTCGCGCTCGGGGGTCCAGGTCGTCACAGCGCACCTCGCAGCGCGCGGATCTTCCGTTCGATGCGCCGCGCGAGATCCGCCTTCGCGCTCGACCACCCGTGTCCCACATGGTCGCTCGCGTCGAGTTGCTTACGCGCGTCGACGTCCCAGTACGCAGCTTCGTCGGCAGCGATCTTCTCCGCCGCATCCAGCGCCGCGCGGAGGGCGTCGATCTCGGCAAGCAACTGCCGCTCGTTCACGACCTCGGCGGGGTGAACAACGTGCGCGCTGTACGCCTCCAGCCACGCTGCGTGCCTGCGACGGATCCCGGCCTCGTCGTCAGCGGTCATCTCCTTCGTCAGCGGCTCACGCATCGTCGCCCTCCGCACGTCCCAGTACGCAGCTTCGTCGGCAGCGATCTTCTCCGCCGCATCCAGCGCCGCGCGGAGGGCGTCGATCTCGGCGAGTAGCCGTCGGTGCTGGTAGTAGCGGTCCGCCGCACGAAACCGCGCCTCTTCCTCGACCGTCATCGTCACCGGCGCCCTACTTCCCATCGTCGCCCTCCTCCGCGCTCGCGCGCTCGTCGTCCTCGTCCGGCTCGTAGTCGTCGTGCTCCGACCGCTCCGCGCCTTCGGCGATGGCCGCGTCGATGCAGTCCGGCGCACATCGCTCTCCGCCGACTGCGTGGCAGCCGGGGCAGACGTACGGCGCGGACTCTTGCGCGCTCTCGTCGTCGCCCTTGCATGCGTCGCAGAGCTCCGGCGCGCCTACGCCGATGAACAGCGTCGGATACCAGCATCGCGCACACGGGGCACGCCCAGTTGCGTACGACCACGCCGCGATCCGGTCGCCTTCCTGCGCGTCGCGGGTGGCGAGCATCTCCCGCGCCTCTTGCGTCCGCGCCGCATGCGCGGTCAGTTCCGCGCGCAGGCCGCGAATCGCCAGCAGCGCGCCGGCCGGCGACGATTCGTACGGCGCCTGCGTGAGTCGCAGCGCATCGTAGATGCACGTGAGCGCGGCGTCGCGGCTGACGGTTCCCGCCCGCAGCCGCCCATTCTCGGCGAGGGCGGCGTCGCGTTCCTTCGCGCACTCGTCGCGGTCGGTGACGATGTGCCGCACCGCAGCGAGCGGCTCGACGCCGATGCGTGCGCCCGTCAGCGCAATGATGCGCGCGGTCCACTGGTCGACGACGCGGCGGGCGTCGTCGCGCTCGGACTCGGCGATGGCCGTCCGCGCAATCCCATCGTCGCGCTCCGCAGCCACTCGCGCGAGGTCGGCGGAGCGCGCTTGCATCAGGTCCGACAGTCGCGCGGCGTCGACGAGTGCACGGTCGCGCTCCGCCTCCGCCTCGCGGCAGATCGCCAGCGCCTGATCGCGGCTGTTGAGGTAGTCGCCTGCGACGCGCTGCCAGTCGTCCCGCTCCGCCGTGAGTCGCGCGAAGCCGGCGAGCACAGCTCCGTCCGGCTGCACCCACGCGGCGGCGCACTCCGCCTTGAGCCGCTCCACCTCCACCCGCAGCCGCTCGCACTCCGCGAGGGCCTCGGTCGCCTTGCGGTGCCAGTGCGCGACGGCCGCACTCTCCTCGACAGGCGGCGGCGCGTCGGGCAGCGAGACGAGGCGCATCGTCGTGGCATCAGGGCAGGGCCATGGCGATCCGTCCGGCGGCCTGCGCATATTGATGTCGCCGCTCCCGTTCCGCTCTCCGACGAGCAGATCGCAGCCGAAGTCATCGCGCACCACCGCGCCCGCCGGCAGGTCCCCGATGCGCACGACGTCTCCGGCCTTCACTTCGCACCGCCGATCTGCGCGGGGCCGAAGGCGACGACCCACACCCACGGGTTGCGCTCCCACGCGCCGCGGCCGTTGATGACGTCCCAGAGTTCCGAGTACGCGTCGCGATGCGTCAGCCCTTGCGCCGTGCCTCCGCACTCACTGCACCAGTCCGGATCGACGCCGCCGACGCGCACCGGATCGATGCCAGTCCCGCGGCAGCGTGCGCACGGGGTCACCCCCTCCGCCCGCGCGTCCGCCTCCGAGATTTCCTGCAAGCGCTCGACGCGGATCGCGGTCACCGGCAGCGTGATGCGGGACGCCCATCGCGGCATATGGATCGACGGGCGCCAGCGGCCACAGTCGACGACGTCGTCACCGTCTGCGCGGTACTGGATCGGCAGCGTCTCTTCGTCGTGGTCCTTGCCGTTGCACTCCAGGCTGTAGGCCCACGTCTCGCGCACCCACAGCGCGTCACCAGCCGCGCCGTAGGGGCACGGCTTCCCTGGCGTGGACCGCAGCATGGCCATCATCGCCGGACTCGGCTCCGCCTTAGCATCGGTGAAGCACGGCATACCGTCGGAGCCGGTCACCATCATCGCGAGCGAGTGGTCGCGTTGCCAGTCGGTGAATCCCAGCTTCACAGCGCGCCGCGTCTGGGACTTACGACCCGCGAGAATCGCCCTGATCATCGGGCTCGAGAACAAGATCGGTCGCTCTTTCATCGCACCCTCCACGTCATCACCAGCCCGTGCACACCGATCGAGACCAACGACCACGCGACGGCACCGCGGCCGAGCAGATTCGCCGGCAGCCAGAGAGCGCAGCCGAGCAGCAGCAGGGCGAGGGCGCGGAGGCGGATCATCGCGGGCCTCCGTTGCCCATCACATCGCCGATCGCGGTGCTCACAGCATCGACACGGCTGGCCGCGAACGCATCAATCGCCGCAAACAGCGCTGCTCGCATGTCGTTGTTGTGCCGCTCGCTGCCCCACCCCGAGGCGTGCTCAGACACGGTGCGCTCGAACATACTCACCGCCGTCACGATTCCCTCGTCGTCTTGTGCTCGTCCAGTCATGGCCGTTCCCTTCCCCACCAATACGCGACGGTCACCCGACAGATCGCGCAGTCGAGCCTGGGCTTGCGGCCGTCACTCTCGCCAGCGACGAACCGCGCAAGCGTCACCGCCGCCGCTTCCCGCGAGCTGCCCGCGGCGAGACGGGCGGGGACCTGCGCCTCTGCCGGCACGCGACAGTCCGCGCACGTCGACAGGCCGAGCGCGCCGATGATGAGCGCGAGGACCCATTCGTTGCGCATCACTTCGCCCCTCGCGCAACGATCTCGGCGAGATCCTCGCGGACAATGGCCGGAATCCAGTAGCCGGTTCGCGCCGCCTCGTTGCCGTACTTGAGCGAGAACTTGCGCGGTCGCGCTGCGTCCCCGAGTCGCACGTGCAGCTTCCCGATCGCGAGGATCGGCAGGTACTCCATGCCGCCGCTTGGCGTCGAGACGCGCACGAGGTTCTCGGCCATGCGGCTACGCGTCGCGTGCTTGACGCGGGCGGCGATGGTGTCGGCCTGATACGCCTTCTCGATCGCAGCCTGGACCTCGAAGCGATCCAGCGCGGAGGCGTGCTCGATCGCGCCGTTGGCGTTGCATCGCGCGGTGACTTCGACGGTGATCGCGAATCGGATCTCGGCGCCCATCACGCATCCCCTCCGGCCTGCGTCCACACGCCCCGCTTGCCCCGCGGCGCCACCACCACGCACTCATCCGTCGCGCGCGCAGCGAGCCAGAGGTAGACGAGCGCGTCGGCGGCGTGCTCGAGTGCGGCTGACGCGTGACGGCGCGCGTGGCCGAGGAAGAAGGCGCGGGCGAGGTGTCTCACGACGTCACCAGCCGGTCCCGCTTGGCCTTTGCCAGCGACGCTTCGTACTGGCTCACGAGCGCCTGCGTGTCCTTCGGCAGCGCGCCTTGCACAACGACCTTGCGCCACCGCCCGCGCGTGCCGGCTGGCCGGTACATCACGCATTGCGCCTTGACGTCGGCGAACGCGCCACCCTCTGCCGGGATGCTCCAGCCGCTCCACGGCTCGACGCGGATATCCCACTTTGTTGCGCGGGTCATTGCGCGGCCTCGCTGGCAGGCGCGTCGACAACCGGCAGCGAGCCAACGATCGCCATGCGCACCACGGCGCGGATCGCTGCGTCGTCGTCGGCGCAGACCAGGGCGGCGCGAGCGAGGAAGATGTTGTGCACGAAGGTCTCGGGCGTGCCCGACTTCGCCGCGTTGGTCGTCGACAACCGCGCGAGCGCAAGCCACTCGGCGACCGTGCGATCCCGCTCGTCGTCGTCCACGTCGCACGCGATCCATGGCAGTGACGCGGCGATGCCGCTGTCCACGGCAGTCACCGGGTCGAGCGTCGCCATCGCCTCCGGCTCTTCTTCGCGCAGGTCGTAGCTGCCCTCGCCGAGGCACCACTCCTCCGCCTCTTCCGGGCTCGTCGCCAGCACGTACGCCGTGACCTCGACGGTCACCCGATAGACGCGCCGCGCAGTCACTTCGCACCGCCGATCGCCACCGGGAACAGCCGCGCGAACTCGGCAGCCTTCGTTGCCTTGTAGTTCAGCGGGTGGCCGTCGTGCCATTCGCCGCAGTCCGCCTCTTCGATCGACATCACAGCGCCGGGGCTGATGTGATTCGGTAGGCGTGCGTTTTCGATCAGGCTCGCGAGTTCTTCGGCGCCGCACTCGTCGAAGTCGACGGTGCACAGCACGATGCGAAAGACCTTCACTTCGCACCGCCGTTCACGACCGCGCGGCGCTTGCGGCCCGACTCGCCTTCGTGCAGGGCGGCGAGGGCGGAGCGTGATCGCGCCCTCGCCGCGACGGCCGACTCGATCATCGAGCAGAGCCACTGCGTGTAGGACTGGCGCGCGTCCTTGGCGAGCCGGTGCGCGCTCGCAAAGATCTCATGGTCGACGCGCGCATAGAGCACCGGCAGATCATCGTACGCCCTGTGCACGCGCTTGGCCCGCGCCGCTGGGCGCTTCTTCGGTGTGGTCATGTCGCGAGCCCTACCATGGGCGCTTGCGACGCGCAAGGATTTTTTCGCGGTTGCGTCGCGCTTGCAACGTGCTAGTGACCCGCGGTGACGCCGACACGCGACCTCTTTGCGCTCGCCGGATCGCCCGCGCAAGTCGGCTGCGACGCACCGACGCCGGGTTGCCCGGTCTGCGCACTGCCATGCGAGCGGAGCATGCCGTACGGGCGATGGCAAGGATCGACCTTCACCGACCAAGACAAGCTGCGCGGACACGGCCTCTCCGATCGTATCTGCGAGCCGTGCGCGTGGGTGCATTCGTGGGTTGTGCCGCCTGGCCACGCGCCGCCGGAGCCCGGAAAGAAAGGCGTCAACCTGCGCCTTTTCTGGCACGCGCACGACGAGCGCGGATACGTCTACGGCAACAAGGGCGACAAGGCCACGATCCGCGACTGGCTCCGCGCTCCAAAGGTCGGCGCGTGGTGGTCCGCGATCGCAGACAGTGGCCAGAAGCACGTTGTCCCATGGACGCCCGTGAATCGTGGCGCGTCGACGATCGTGCGACTCGAGCAACGCAACATCGCGATTGGCGACTGGTCGCTCGTCGACGCGATGACGGCAGCGCTCACGGCCGGCGTGACCAAGGGCGAGATCGCGACTGGCATCTACACGCCGCGAGCATGGCAGTTGGCCGAGTGTCACGTGCGCGAGCTGCAGACGCGGCCGGAGTTGTTCGGCGGGTGGTGGGAGCTGGCGCTGTGGCTTTCGCAGCGCGACGAGGCGGCAGTGGCGGATCGAATGGCGGCAGAGAAGGAGGCTCGCGATGCTCGACGAAGCGAAGGCGGACGCGGTGCGGGACGCCGCGGTGGCGGTGATGATGGCGACGCGAAGCGAATACCTGCGCGCCGGGGCAAGCGCGCTGAAGCACTGGGACCAGCTGCACGACCGGTTCCACCTGGCACTGCGAACGTCGAGCACGGCGCAACAGCTGGTGACGGCGCTGCGGAGAGGGCTGCGCCTGTCGGCGCCCAGCTCGGACTCTTCGGCGGCGGCAGTGGCACTGACTGACGCGATGGATGCCGACCCCACCGCGTACATGGACCTGCTGGAGTCTGAGATCGGGCTCGTGATGGCGCGCGCTCGGCTGGAGTCGGAGAGGCGGCGCGATGCGCGCGACGCGAGCGATCTGGCGCGGATGATGGATGCGGCGATCGAAACGCCGCGTGGAGGCGAGTGATGCAGCAGCACCGAATTGAGATCATTCTGCGAGCGCAAGAGCCCATCGCACACGCGGAGGGCACGATCGGAAACAGCCAGGTGGCGATGCGGCGCAAGGTGCGATTGCCAAGCGGGCGGTGGACGAAGGTGCCTTACGTCACCGGCGACACGATGCGCCACGGGCTGCGTGAGGCCGGCACGTACGCGCTGCTCGAGGCGGCCGGCTTGCTGCACGAGGGGCCGGCACTGACCGAGGCCGCGCTGCGTCTGCTGTTCAGCGGCGGCATGGTGCTGGGCGCGGCCGGCGACGTCGTGAAGATCGACGAAGCGCGTGCGTTCCGCGAGATGCTGCCGCACATCTCGCTGCTCGGCGGCTGCGTCGGGAACCGCATCGAGCCCGGCAAGATCGAGGTGCGCGACGCGATGCTGATTTGCGACGAGTGGCTACACCTCACGCCACGATGGATGATCGACTGGATGACGGCAGAGGGCGTCGAGAGCAGCGGCGCGCGCGAGCATCTGGAGATGGTCCAGCGCGTGCGCATGGACCCGTCGCTTGACCCGAAGAAGCGACTCCTTCTCTCGTCGGGCGAAGAGGCCAACGTGCAGACTCGATTGCTCGCCAGCGAGGCGGCGAGTGCGCGCGACGACGACGCCGGCAAGGACCGCGCGAAGTCGACGATGATGCCGTTTTCGTACGAGACGATCGCGGCCGGGTCGATGTTCTCCTGGGGCATCGACTGCGTGACGCACACGCAGATCGAGCACGACACGCTGTGGGTGATGCTCGCGGCGTTCCTCGCTCGCGCTCGCGTCGGCGGAAAGAAGGGTACGGGGCATGGGCTGCTCGTGCCGGTGATCGCGCGCGGCATGGATCGTGAGATCGTGGCGACGACGCCAGACATGGACGCGCTCGACGTGACCGGCGACGCGCGTGCACCGGAGCTCCAACGCTACGTGGCGCACGTCCAGGCGCGGAAGGCGGAGATCCGCGCTGCGCTCGACAAGGTGATCGCGTGATCCCGCTGCGCGTCCTGGCGGATCTCGAGACGCGCCTCGTGCTCCCTGTCGAAGGCATCCACCTCGACGCGCTGCTGATGGCGGCGGTGGCGCGTCGTGACGGCCTTCCACCGCTGCGCACGATGGCGGAGGCGCGCGACGCGGAGGCGCCAGCTATTCCGCTCGCGCTGTCTGCGTGTGGCCGCTACTACCAATGCACGACGTCGATCGTGCACGTCGAAGGGCGCGAGCATCGGTGGGTGAACCGGCGCTTTCCGCTCGCCGAAGCAGTCGCGATGGGCGGCCCGACGGTGAAGCGCCTGCAGCTCTCGGCGGGGGCAGCGAAGGGCTATCGCATCCCTGTCGAGGCGACGCACGCGCGGTGCCTCACGTGGTACGCGGTCGGCGATCTCTGGGCCGTGCGCGAGTTGCTCTCGCTGGTGACGAGCCTCGGGAAGCGGCGCGCGGTAGGCGAGGGTCGCATCATCGCGTGGCGCATCGACGCGATTGACGAAACGTGGCCAGGCTTCCCTACGCATGCGTCGGACGGCGCACCGATGCGCAACCTGCCTGTGGACGCCGTGACGAGCGGAGCGCATGTGCTGCGGGTGGGGCGCGTGCGCCCACCGTACTGGTCGCGCACGGACGAGGAGATGGTGGCGGCGCCGTGCCTCTGATCATCACGCCGCGGCATACAGATCGCGATCTGGCGCACTGGCGCACGTGCGAAAAGGTGGACGCTCTGACCGCGCAGAGGCGCGCGCCACGGCTGCGCGAGATGGCCGCTCGTGCGGGCGACGTGGCCGCGGCGTTCGCTCGCGGGGGCGGATACGCCGGGGTGTCGTGGGGGAAAGACTCTGTTGTCGTCGCGTCCATTCTCGCCGAGCATCGCACCGATCTCCCGCTGGTGTGGGTTCGCGTCGATGCGTGGGAGAATCCCGACTGCGAGTTGGTACGTGACGCGTTCCTCGCGCGCTTCGATGTGCGGTATCACGAGATCAGAGTGGCAATCGGACCCAACCGGCACGGCGGGACTCTGTCGCTCGGATTCGCGGAGGCTGCGGAGCGATTCGGAGCCCGATACATTTCGGGCGTGCGCGCAGACGAGAGTGCCATTCGCCGCGCGTCAATGGGCCACCACGGAATCACGACAAAAAACACGTGTCGGCCGATCGGCAAGTGGAGCACGGCCGACGTGTTCGCGTACTGCGCGCTGATGGATCTGCCGCTGCATCCCGCATACGGCTACACGATGGGCGGCATCTACGATCGGATGCGCCTGCGCACCGCATCGCTCGGAGGCGTCCGCGGCGCAGGCCACGGGCGCGCAGAGTGGGAGCGCGTCTACTACGGCGTGCGACACGAGGGGACGCAGCGATGGCTTCCGTGACGCTCACCGACGCCGACTGGTCCGCGCCGTGCGTGTCGTTCGATCGCGAGACGCTATGTGTAGGCACGCCGATCGCGCTCGACGGCTACCGACATCCACTCGTCATGCGCGAGTTGGCGTGGCTACACGCCGCGCTCACCGGCGCGATCGGGCGCGGGCACGCGAAGCCATCGCACTGCACTCCGGCCGACTGGTCGCTGGTGCCATGGGATGCGCCGAGCGGCTGGGCGGTCGCGTGGTGGTCAGAGGCGGACGCGGCTGCGCTCTCTGCGACGGTGCGCCCGTCACGCATCGGCGCCGTCGAGTGCAGCCTCGCGATCGGCGCACGCGTACGCGTGCACGTCCCGCCCGCGTACGTACCCGGCGCGCACCTCGTGCGCCTATCGCTGCGTACGCCGCTCGTCGTGACCAGCACGCAGAGCGACGGCCGCAAGCGCAGCGCGCAGCACGCGACGAGCGCGACGATGCTGTCCGCCGCATGGACGCTCGCGCGCAAACTCGGCGTGCATCCGCAAGCGCTCGCGGTATCCGTGCTCGACGCGCGCACAACGAGCGGAGGTGTGGACTATCGCGGCAAACTCGGCCGCGTGGAGGGGCTTGCCGGCACCGTCGATCTCGCGTGCAACGCGCCCGCGCGGTGGCTCTTTGAGTGCGCGTCGCGCGGGCTTGGACTCGGCGCGCGCACGGCGTACGGGTGCGGCCGCGTGGAGACAACGACGCTCGCGCGTTGACAATCGACGCGGCGCGCGAAAATAAATCTTGCGCGTCGCTTGCGTTGTGATATTGATATGGAGTCGACGCGAGGTGACGCGCCGACGGGGAGGCTGACGATGGCGACGTATCGACTGACCGACAGCGAGCGCGACGAGATTCTCGAGATCTCGAAGCCGGTAGCGATGATTGCTCTTCACTGCGGCAACCCCGCCGCGAATCAGCGCGAGATGGCGATGTCCTTCTGGCGCCGCGTCTCGGCGCGCGTCGGCTGTCTCGTCGACACGATCGGCGCTGGCGGCACTCGCGACATCCGCGACTTCACCGCGCAGCCCGATCCGTCGTGGGTCGCGCCGGTAGTTGCGCCAGCCGCTGAGCCCGCGCCCGAGTGCAAGACGTTCGACGTCGTCGACGGAGTCGCGTCGTGACCCCCGCGCAGGCAGCGGAGCGGTTGGAGATGGCGAAGGCGGCTCTTCGCGCCCACCTCTCGCCGGTGATGAGCCGCGACAGTGCGCTGCTCGAGCGCCTCGAAGCGGAGGTGGACGCCGCCGCTACGGAACTGTGGCTGTCCGTGGTGGACGCGATCGAGCCCGTCGACGACTGCGACCGCCGCAACTTCGGCGACTACGGCTCGGCGTGTGCGCACGAGGCGAACAGCATCCGCTGGTGGGATGCGAAGATGACGCGCTACGCAGCCGAGCACGGCTACTCGTCGGCAGTCCTTTCGCGCCACAACCGCGACACGGCAATCGTCGATGCGGTGACGATGATGCTCCGCTGGCTCGACCTCGACTTCGGCGCGCCTCTCCAGCGTCGCACGCGTCGCGGTAGCGGGATTGCGAGGACGGCGTGAGCGTCCCTGGTCAGTGGAACATGGGCGCACCGGAGCGCGATCCCATCATCGGCACGAGCGCGATCCTCTGCTTCTGCGGAGCGCCGGCCGTATGCTTCGGTGCGTACGAGGATCCGAACGCGCTCGGCGGCGCGTGCGACGAGTGCTGCGGGCACGGCAACGAGGACGGCTGGTGCGAGTCGCTCGACGCAGACGCGGACCTGCCGAAGATGGCGGCTGAGTGCATCGCGAGCGCTCGCGAGAACGGGCGCTACGAGGAGCGTGACGACGACGTGGGCATCGAGGTCAACGCCGTCGCCGCGTGGGCGCTGTTCCTTGCGTGGGTGCGCTCATGACCCGCACCACCCAATACCGCGCGCACCTCCCCGGCTGCGCCCCGCAGGTCGTCTCCGAGTGCGCCGGCCACGCGCCGAGCGCCGATGCGCGCCGCCGCTGTGATGCGCTGCTCGCGCGGTTCCCGGACGTGACGCGCGTCGATGTGTGGCGCAGCGGGCGGCTGGTGTTGTCGGTGGAAAGGCGGGCCGCGTGATGCACATCGACGATCCGCGTACGTACTACGACTTCGCGCAGTACCTCATCGACGACGCGAGACTGCGCGCGGCCTACGCCATCCGGTGCGACAAGGGGCTTTGTGCCGCCGTAGCCAAAGGCCACTACGAACTCGCGGAAATGAACCGCTCGTCGCGCAACCTTGCCGTTGTCGCCGCGGTCGAGTCGCTGCTGCGGTGGGTGCAGTCATGACCGCCCTCCGCCTCGAGCCGCCCACCACTTCGCAAGCCGCGGAGATCGAGGCGCTCCGCCGCCGCGCGGAGCGCGACTGCCGCTGCCACCTGTGCGGCGCGTGCTTCGCGCGGATGCGTGATGAGAGCGCGGCGCGACCGTACGTGAAGACCGAGAGCGCGAGTGATCACAACCGGTGGAAGGGGAGTTACTGATGACGACTGCGATTCAGCGATACACGGTGACGGTCGAGAAACTGGCCGAGTACGACGCGGCCTACAAGGATCGCGCGTTCGACTGCGCGACCGCCGAGGGCATGCGCCTTGCGGTGACGGCTCGCGCTGAACTGCGCACGGCGCGCGTATCCGTCGAGGCCGAGCGCGTCGCACTGAAGGCGCCGCTGCTGGCCGCGTCTCGCGAACTGGACGCAGAGGCGGCGCGTGTGACGGCGCGCATCGAAGCGCTGGAGATGCCGATCGACGACGCGATCAAGGCGGTCGAGAAGGCGAAGGCCGAAGCGAAGGCAGCGAAGGAGCGCGCCGAGGTCGCACGGCTCAAGGCCATCGCCGACGAAGAGGCGCGCGTCGAGCGCGAGCGAGTGGCTGCGGAACTCGCGGCCGAGAGGGCGGCTGCTGAGAAGGCGCGCGCCGAGGCCGAAGCGGAGCGTGAGGCGGCGCGACGTGAGCGCGAGGCGGCGGAGCGCAAGATCGCCGAAGAGCGCGCGGCAGAGGCGGAGGCGCGTCGCATCCGCGAAGATGCGGATCGGGCCGACCGCGAGTCGGCTGCCGAGGCTGCGCGACGCGAGCGCGCGGAGGCTGACCGCGTGGCCCGTGTCGAGCGCGAACGACTCGCGGCGGAGGCGAAGCAAGAGGCCGACCGACGGGCGCGCGTCGAAGCGGATGAGCGCGCGGCGCGCGAACGTGAGGCGGCGGAGGCGCGGCGCGTCGAGGACGGGCGCATCGCCGAAGAGCGGAAGCGGCTCGCAGCGGAGCGTGCGCGCATCGACGCAGAGAACGAAGCGGCTCGCGCGAAGGCGAAGGCGGACCGCGAGGAGATGATCGCGAAGTACGTCGCTACCGTCTCGCTCCGCGATGCGGCGCAGCGGGCTTGCGACCTGCTCGTGAGCAAGGGCTACGGCGAGGACCCGGCGACGCGAGCGCTCGCGGCTGCACTCGATCGAGACGCGGCGCAGCGCGAGGCCGCAGAGTGACCGCCCTGCGCAGAGAATGCGGCGGCCTCGGCTCACCCGACGACGACACCCTCACCGCCCGCGGCATCGCCCGCGCGCAACGGATCCTCGAGATCGCCGCCGTCATGTCGCGCATCGTCGGCAGCGTCGCCGCGATCGAGTGCGCGCGCAGCATCGCGCAGGCCAGCGCCGACGGCTTCATGGCGCCGGGTGAGGCGACGCTCGCGTGCATGGCGCACCGGCGCACGCACTCGGCGACGTACGGCGCAACGTGGGCGCAGGTCACGGAGCGGCACATCTCGGAGTGCGCGAGCGCGGTGGCTTGCGTGGGCGTGGTGGTTGGCAACGAAAGAGAGGCGTGATGGGCACGGACAAGTGGACGATCGACGGAGTGACGTCCGAGGCGTCGCCGACAGTTGGCGGCATGTACGACGTGAACCACTCGCGCAAGGGCCGCTTCCGTGCACGCGCGCTCGCGGTGCGCGGCGAGTGGCTCGACGTCGAGATCGTGTCGGGCATGGCGCGGGCAGCGCTGCGCGGCAATGAGCGCGAGGCGGGCGAAGAGGTCACGCTGCGCAACACGCACGCCGCGCTGACGACGGTGACGTCATGACCGCCCCGTTGTCAGCAGCCCAGATCCTCCGCGCGGCGGCCGAGATCGTCGAGCGGCCGGGGGCGTGGATTCAGGGCGTGGCGGCGCGCGACGTGGACGGTGTTTGCGTCGGCCTGGTACGCGACATCCGCACGCTCGGCGTTTGCTTCTGCGCGCAGGGTGCGATGTGGGCGGTCACCGGTGACGCGGAGGCGGCGGGGGATGCCGAGGAGGCACTGCGCAAGGCCATCCCGGCGTCCACACCCGGCGGATACCGCAGCATCGCTCTCTGGAACGACACCCCCGGCCGCACCGCCGACGAGGTGGCCACCGCCATGCGCCGCGCCGCCGACACGCTCGACCCGCCGCACCGCTCCGACGCGTGCGCGACTGGCGGGGATCCGTGCGTGGCGACGTGTTGCATGCCGACGGCGAAAGACGACGAGGCCGCGACATGACCGCGCGCATCCTCGACATCACGCCGGCCGCCTATCATGCGGATGCTCGCGGCGGAGACGGGCCGCCGTCGCTGTCGTCGTCGCTGGCTGGCGTGCTTCTCGCTCGCTCGCCACTGCACGCGCACGCCGCTCACCCGCGACTCGGCGGCGTGAAGCGCTCGAGCACCGAGGACATGGACGAGGGCACGATCGTTCACGCGCTCGTGCTCGGCAAGGGCGTCGAGTCGGTGGCCGTGATCGACGGCTTCGACAACTTCAAGAAAGCCGCCGCGCAGGAACTCCGCGACGCCGCGATCGCTGCCGGCAAAACGCCGGTGCTCGCTCGCAAGTTCGAAGAGATCAGGGCGAAGGCCACGCGCATCCGCGGGCAGCTCGCGGGGCTGGGCCTGCCGCTCGACGGCGTGAGCGAGCTTGCCATCGAGTGGACCGAGGAAACGGAGAGCGGGCCGATCGTCTGCCGCGCGATGCTGGACCACGTGCGCGCGAATCGGACGCACATCCTCGACCTGAAGAAGTGCCGCGACGCATCGATCGAAGGCTTCACCAAGAGCGTCGGCAGCTACGGCTACGACGTGCAGGCGGCGGCGTACACGCGTGCGCTCGCGGCGGTCTACCCGGAGACGGCTGGCCGCGCCGAGTTCCTGTTCGCGGCCGTGGAGCTCGACGCGCCCTACGCGGTCGGCATCTACAACCCGGCGGGCGACATGCGGGAGATCGGGCTCCGCCGCTGGCGTCGAGCGTGTGAGTTGTGGGGGCGGTGCCTGCGCGACAACGAGTGGCCGGGATACGGCGCTGGGTTCGTCGGGCTGCCACGGTGGATGGCGATTCGTGAAGAGGAGGCGATGCTCAATGGCGACTGAGGAACTACCGCAGCTGACTGTCCGGGGGCTGATCGACAGGTTGCAAGCGCTGCTGTCCGAGGGCTGCTCACCCGACGCACTGGTCTGCACTGAGGGGTGCGACTGCTACGGCGAGGCGACCAGCGCAGATCTGGATAGCGATGGCAGCGTGATGATTGCGAGGCGCCGATGAGCAGGGACAATGCGGCCCGCGTGTTCGAGGACTTCGAGGCTGTGCGCACGCAAGTCCTGCTGTGGCTTGGCCTCGTCGGGCCGAGCGGATGCGGCAAGACGTACTCTGCGCTTGAGCTGGCCACTGGCATGCAGGAGGTCAGCGGCGGCGACATCCATCTCCTCGACACGGAGAACGGCCGCGGAAGGTTCTATGCCGACCGCTTCAAGTTTCGCCACGTGCCGTTCTCTCCGCCGTTCGGCCCGGCGGACTACCGTGCGGCGTTCGCGCACTCCATCAAGAAGGGCGCGAAGATCATCATCGCCGACAGCTTCTCGCACGAGCACGACGGCCCCGGTGGCGTGCTGCAAATGCACGATGCGGAGGTCACGCGACGCGGCGGAGACAAGCACAGCTTCGCCGCGTGGGCTGCTGCCAAGGCGCCGCGCAAAGACTTGATCACGTTCATGATGCAGAGCGATGTGAACTACATCCTTTGCTTCCGAGCGAAGGAGAAGATCAAGCTCGACGCGTCGAAGAAGCCGATCTCGCTCGGTTGGCAGCCGATCGCGGGACAGGACTACATCTACGAACTCGCGCTCAACTGCCTGCTACTCCCCGGCTGCAAGGGCGTTCCGATCTGGAATCCGAACGACCTGATCCCGGCCGAGCGGCAGATGGTCAAGCTTCCCGAGCAGTTCACGGAGCTGTTCGCGGACGGCCCTCAACTCTCACGCCAAGTCGGCGCGGCACTGGCAACGTGGGCGTCGGGTGGACAGGCGAGCCGCCAGGCGCTTCCGCCAGAAGTTGCCGCGATCATCGCGCGATACGCCGAGTGCGACGATGCGAAGTCACTGGCGGACATCAAGGCGACGATGCTGCCGGCCGCGTGGAAGATCGCGAACAAGCAAGCGCGAGCGGCAATCACCGCAGCGGGCACGGCCGCAACCGACCGTGTGAGAGCCGCAGTCGCCGACCGCGCGGCAGCGGACGAGGGGACTCCGTTCGATTCCTGATCACGGCGCCGCGGTCCATCGCCCATCCCCCCTTGGATGGCCCGCAGCGCCTCGACGGCGGCCCGGCGTCGTAGCCCCACGCGTCACCCCTGCGCGTGAGGTCCGGGACTTCTTCTGGCGAGAGGAGTGGCGACAATGTCCGAACCGAACGATGCACATCGGCACGCGCGCAAGATGGAGTTCGCCGCGATGTCGCACGGTGACCTGGCGATACTGGCCGCTGCGCTCGACGAAGAGGTCGCGGCGCTGCGCGAGGAACTCGCGGGCGTCATTGCAGCCGCGAGCTTCGTGTCGAGCGAAGCCGAGTCCGCGATCGATCGCTTCTACGCGCAGCTCTACGTGCACGCGACGGACGATTACGTCGAGGACGACGCCGAGATCGAAAACGCGCTGCGACACGCGCACGAGACCGAGCATGAGCCGGTCGGCGACGAGGAGGAGTTCACGCCATGACGAAGCTAGACGATCTCGTGTCGCTGGAGATGGCGGCGACACCAGCCCCATGGGAGCACCGCAAGGTGGACGACCTGATCGTGAGCCAATGCGGAAAGTGCGGGCATACGAGGACCACGCCATGGTGACGCACCCTCGCGATTTTGTTGAGGCGCTTGGCGAAGTCGACCGGCTCCGCGCGATCGTCAAGAAGATGCGCCTCCAGCTCAAAAACGAACGGGTCGAGGTCGAGGCGGCACAGCGCGTGATCATCCGGCTGGAGCGCGAGTGCGCTGGGCACAAGCCCGAGGTGGCGCCGCTTCTCTGGACGATGCGCCACCGCGCCGAAGCGCACGGCGTCTCGCTCGTCGCGATGGTGCGCGCGTACTCGTCGCCTCTGCGCGGATTCGGCGGCGACCGCGGCGCATGGGTGCGAGCTCTACCGATGCTGCCGACGCGCGGCTATCGCGTGCCGTGGTGGACGTCGCTCGACGGCGTGCGGTCGTTCCTTGCGGGAACGCTGCCGGATCCGTGTCGTCGGCCTGCTCTCCATTTTGGAAGCGTCGCCGACATGCGCGCGCGGTTTCCCAACGCGGTGCCGATTGATTGCGGCGTGCCGCCCGGCGGGAACGTTTTCATCACGGAGAGCGGGACATGAGCGCGCCCACCTGCATCCTCTGCGGCGCCGACGAATCGCAAGGGCCGCTCGACCCGCGGCGCTGCGACGTCGAGGGCGCCGTGCGCTGCGCCGAGGCTCGCAAGCGGACGCGCGATCACGGCCGCGACGTCGGCCCCCTGGCGCGGGTGGAGGCGGGGCGATGACTTCACTTCCTCTCTTCGGCATCGACGCTCTATTCCCGATCGCGGCACCCGGCGACACGGATCGCGCAAAGCGTCTCTCGCAATACTTCACGCCGCCGCGCCTTGCTGCGCGCATCGCTGAGTGGGCCGGCGTGCGCGGGCTGCGCGTGCTCGAGCCGTCAGCGGGCGGCGGTGCTCTTCGGCGCGCGTGCATCGACGCAGGCGCGGAGGACGTCGACTGCGTGGAGATCGATCCGCGCTACATCGACTCGCTCCGCGACGAGCGCCTCGGACTCGTGCTCTCCGGTTCGTTCCTCGATCTGCGGCCAAGCGACTGGCCCGATTACGTCACGGGCTGGGACGTCGGCGTACTCAACCCGCCGTATGAGAAGGGGCTCGACGGCGCCTTTCTCGCGCACGTGCTGCTGTTCGCGCCGCGTGCCGTTGCGCTCGTGAGGCTCGCTGCGCTGGCCGGCAAGGACCGCGGTGCCGACCTCTGGGAGCACGTCGAGATCACGCGGCTGGTCATCCTCTCGACGCGGCCTGAGTTCGAGGGCGAGCTTGCGGCCGGCGGTGCGAAGTCTGATTTCGTCGTCGTCGAGTATCAGCGTCGCGACCCAAGCAGGCCGCGTCCGCTCGTCGCCGTCGAGCATTGGGCGGGGGCGTGGTCGTGACCCGCGCGCAACTGGCAATCGACTGGTCAGCGGCGGCGGCGCGGGATGAGACGCGGACGGTGCTCTCGCTCCGCTGAAACCGTTGACGTCCCGCGAGGCGCTGATATCATCCGGCGTCGGGACGAGTCAGCAGCCGTTGCTGCGGTGCATGCTGCGAAGCGAGCCGGTTTCCCCTATCCCGGCGCGCAATGATCACGGCGTGTGGCTGGCGCGTCCCGACGATTTTACCGCCCCGGCAAGGGCAGATAGGACAGCATGGCAGTCGAGACTCAGCAGGTAGAAATCCGTCGCGTCCGCATCGACGGCGGCACGCAGATCAGGGCCGACCTCTACGATCCAGCGGTGCTCGCGGAGTACGCGGAGGCGCTCAAGTCGGGGGCAAAGTTTCCGCCGATCCACGTCGTCGAGGAAGGAGACGACCTCTGGCTCGTCGATGGCTTCCATCGGCACGCCGCCCACCTCCGCGAGAAGCGCGGCGTCATTGACGCGCAGGTCAAGCAGGGCACTCGGCGCGATGCGATCCTTGCTGCCGTAGGCGCCAACCGGACCCACGGACTGCGACGGACGAACGCCGACAAGCGAGCCGCTGTCGCTCTGCTCTTGGCGGACGCTGAATGGTCGGGGAAGTCGAACCGGTGGATCGCGGAGCGGTGCGGCGTCAGCGACCACTTCGTCGCAGCGCAGCGCCCTGAGCCCGAGGCAACTGCGCGAAAACGCAGTACAGACATTCCAGATTCCGAGCCCGTCAGGCGCGAGGGCAGGGACGGGAAGCCGCGCCCGGCGACGGCGAGCAAGTCGCCCGTAGCGGCGGCCCGCGCCGTCGCGGTGCCGGCCGCGCGAGCGCCAGCCCCCGCGGCGCTACTCGACGCCATGGGGCGCGAGGTACCGGCCGCGCTCGCGCCGTTGTGGCGCGCGCTCGTCGAGTCGTACGACGTCACCAGCGCCGCCGTCGATGCGCTGCGCGCAGCCAGCACCGCACAGCGCGCTGCCGTGACGCGACTGGCGAAGGGCCGCGAGGGCACCGTGATGCTGCACGCCACGGTACAGGCGTGGGGCGTTGGGCAGGCATGCTCTGCAGCTCGCCACGCCGCAGACGAGACGCGGCCGCACATCGTGTGCCCAGAGTGCGACGGGACGGGCGGCCGGGCTGGTGCGTGGTGTACGCACTGCGGCGCATGCGGATGGCTCACGGCGTCAGCGCTCGAGCGGCGCGCGCGAGGGGCGAAGGTGCGCCGATGACCGTCACGCTGCGACCGTACCAAGACGAATGCATCGCTTCGATCGAGCGCGAGCACGGGGAGAAGGGCCTGCGATCGACGCTGATCGTACTCGCGACGGGACTCGGGAAGACGACGATCTTTGCGGAGTGGGCGCGGCGTCGACTCGAACGTCACGGCGGGCGCGTGCTGGTCCTCGCGCACCGCGAGGAACTCGTTCAGCAAGCGGCCGACCGCATGCGCATGCAGGTCCCCGGTGTGCAGGTTGGGATCGAGATGGCTGGCCGCGTGACGTCGACGCTGATGCCGGAGTCGATTGTGGTCGCCAGCGTGCAGACGCTCGGCAAGCTCGCGCGCCTGAAAAAGTTCGATCCGTGGCAGTTCACGTCGCTCATCATCGACGAAGCGCATCACTCGTGCGCTGACGGATACCGCACGATCATCGACTATTTTTCGGCTGCGCAAGTGCTCGGCGTGACCGCTACGCCCGACCGTCTCGACGGGGTAGGACTTGGCGGGATCTTCGATTCGTGCGCGTACCGCATGGAGATGCAAGAGGGCATCGCGGGCGGCTACCTCGTGCCGATCATCGCACGCCGAATCGTCTGCGAGTCGCTGGATCTATCGCGGCTGCGCACTGTGCGTGGTGACCTGTCGGAGAAGGATCTCCAGCAGGCGATGTCAGTCGACAAGGTGCTGCACGAGATGGCCGGTCCGCTCGTGCGCGAGGCGGGCGATCGTTCAACGATCGTGTTCACGCCGGGCGTCCAAGTTGCACACGCGCTCGTCGATGTCCTCGCGGCGTACACCAGCGCGCGCGCCTGCGCGATCGATGGCACCACCGATTCGACGGTGCGGCGCGAGGTGCTTGCCGCCTACGCTGCCGGTGACATCCAGTTCTTGATCAACTGCGCCGTGTTGACCGAGGGCTTTGACTCTCCGCGCACGTCATGCGTCGCTCTCGGCCGGCCGACGAAATCGCGCGCGCTGATGACGCAGTGTATCGGCCGCGGAACTCGGCCGGCGGAGGGGAAGAGCGATCTACTCGTCGTCGACTTCGCCGGCATCGTCGGGCGCCATGTACTCGTCGCGCCGCTCGACGTGCTCGGCGGTGAGGATATGCCACCGCTCGTGCGCGAGCGCGCCCTAGAGCTCGTGGACCAGGGCGAGTCCCTGGACCGGGCGAGGGCGCAGGCGGAGAGAGAGGCGACCGAAGCGGAGCGTGCACGGAAGGCGCGCGAGCGTCTTGCAGAGGAAGAGGCCGCCCGTCGCAAGGCCGCCAAGGTCTCGAGCGAGGCACGGTACGCGGCGCGCAACGTGGACCCGTTCGGGACTAAGATACTGGCGATCCCCGAGGATCGGGGAGGCGAGCGCGCGAGCGATCGGCAGCGGGAGATCCTTGCGCAGTTCGGCGTCGAGATCCCGAACCTCTCAGCGGAGCAAGCGCAGGCGGCTATCGGCTCCCAGATCGCGCGTCGCAAGCACGGACTCGCATCGTTCAAGCAGGCGCGTCTCCTTCAAAAATATGGGTATTCGCCCGACTTGAGCAAGGCCGATGCGTCGATCGTGATCTCCGCAATCGTCGCAAACGGATGGTCGCGGCCCGCGAAAGATCCGCTTGACGGTCGCGCGCCCGTCGGCTAGCACTGCGGTGGGCGGTCGATTCGTTCGGCCGGTCGAGAGTAGGGACCTCGACGCTTCGACGCGACCGAGCAAGCCGGCAGCGGCGCGCGGGAACGGAGAAGATCACCGCCTCCCACCGGACAACGGAATGCCATACGCAAACCGCCCGGACTCGGCCGATCACGGTCATGGGGGGTAGGGGGGTCTTACTCCGCTCTCTCGCGCCGGTGGGATGAGGACGTGTCTTGGTTCGGTTGTCTTGGTCTTGGATTGGATACGGGCAGCAACCCGGAGAGGATGAGAGATGGCAACACAGGATGAACGCGAGGCCGCTCGCCTCTTCGATGCCCCGGGGCAGACGCTTTCCGATGCGTGGGGCGACGTGGTCAGCGCGCCCGATGGCGCCGAGGCGGCCGCGCTGTCGACCGCCGTTCGCATTGTCTCGTTGCTCGTCATGTGCGGCGAGATCAACGTGTCTCGAGCGCTTGACGAAGTGGAGTTCGCGCGAGCTGCGGTACGATGCGGGCTGACGGCAAGAGACATTCGTGCGCGACTGGCGACGGGGATGTGCACGCTGCGCGTGTCGGAGTGGCGACGATGACATCGGGCGGCTCGCTCATCGAGTGCGACGTCCCCGCGGAGTCGAGCGGTGGGTACAAGGGTGGGAGGATGCGATGAGCGCCCGCGGCATCCCCCACTGCCCCGTGAAACTACACGCCGGCTTCCCGCTGCCCTGCGTGCGCTGCGCGAATCCCGTGTTCGACGCGCCCCGCCCAGACAGCGTGCGCCGAATGCTCCCGGCGACGACGACAGCAGCGGCGCGCACGAGGCGGCTCGCGGCTGATGCGGCGGCGGCGAAGCGGGGCGGGCGATGACATCCACCGGCGCCAACCTCACCACGAACCCGCCCGGAGCATGGGCGCACCTCGCGGCGCATCACGTGCGCGAGGCGGTCTACGCCGGCAGTGCGCTCGACCGGCAGGGGAGCGAGCATCGCGCGTCGCTGCGGGGCGCTGCCGAAGTCGAGCGCCGCGAGTGGGTCGACGCGGTGGCCTGCGTGCTGCGATGGGTGCGAGCGTGACCGCCCCCGCGATCCGCGTCGCCACCGGCGGCCAAGCGAAGCTCTTCGAGTGGAACGGCGAGCGCCGGTCGATCTCCGGCTGGGCGCGACACCTCAAGACCACGCGCGACAAGATCCGCACGCGGCTGAAGCTCGGGCTGCGGCTCGACGCTGACGACATCGGCGGCACGTATCGGCCGCTGCAGTCGCGACCGAAGCGCAAGGCGTCGCAGCCGCCGGCACCGATGCCGAGCGCGCCAGTCGTGGACCACGTCGCAGTGGTCGCGCTGCTGCGTGCCGTGGGGTACCGCTGCGAGCCGGCGGTGATCGGTGGCGTCGAGGTGCTGATTGTGAGCGACGCAGCCACGGGGCGGCGGGAGGCGGCGGAATGAGGTGCGTGATTCTCGCGATTGATCCGGGGAAGCGCGCGGGCTGGTGCATTCAAGCACCGCCCTGCGCGAACTCGCCGGACCGCTTCGTGACCTCTGGCGCTGTCGAGACGCACGCCGATCGCTGCGCCGTGATTGGCATGGCGCGCTCGATCGCGGAGGTTCGCGCTCTGCCGCTCGTCGTCGTCGCCGAGTCGCACACGCGCTTCGGGAAGTGGGGCCGCGCAGCAGCCGCCGGCACCGCGTCGACGTGGGGCCACTGGCAAGTCGCAATCGAAGAAGCGCACCTCGACGCACTGCCGCGACTCGGCCGAGCGAAGGGATTCTCGGGTGTCGTTCGCGTCCCCGCCGAGAAGTGGTATCGCGCCGTCGTCGGTAACTCGCGCGGATGGAAGCAAGACGGGCGCGAGACGAAGCTGCAGCGCGTGATGCTGCGCGCCGGAATCAATGACCCCGACGCGGCCTGCGCGAAGCTGATCGCGGAGTGGGCGTCGAAGGCGGAGGCGGTGCGCAAGGTGTTGCCGGTAGCGTTCATGGTGGCGACGAGCGAAGGAGCGAAGCGATGACGAATCAAGCGAGCGAACCCGAGCGCGTGACGGTCAAGGATCTGCGGGTGGGGGATCGGTTCCGGTGGCGCGGGGGCATCCGTGAGATGACGCTGACTGCGATCGGTCGCGCGCGAAACCCCGACGGCGACGAGTGGCCCGTGTCGGATACCAGTCCCGTCGAAGTCATCTCCCGCGCCGACCAGTTCGCCAGCGGGGTGAAGGCGGCGGGGGTGGCGTTCGGGCGCGCGCTGTCTGCGTCGGTGCCGCAGCCTGACGGGTCGTCGCGCGTGCTCGTGCAGGTCGGCGTGCCGCTCGGCTTTCACGAGACGCAGCAGGCCGCCGCACGTGAGATCGGAAAGATGCTCGCGGTTCAGGAGGGCGGCGGCTGGTGCCTCGCGTGCGGGGATCTCGCGCCGATCGGCCAGTCGCTGTGCCGTCGCTGCCCGGCGCCGATGGTTCCGCTGGCGATCAAGCTGCTGCCGCCACCGCCAGCAAGCGACGCGTATGCCGCGATGCTCGATGCGCTCCGGGAACTCTCGACCAACGCGCACGCGAAGTTCACGGCCGACCCCGAGACCGCCCCGCGCTGCCCATCCATGCACTGCGACCGGCCAGTCAAGCGGCTGGAGAGCGGCACGTGGTGGTGCGCGTCGTGTAGCTGGCACGGCGCATCGCTGACGGCGCCTCCGGCTGCGGCGAAGTTCAGCGCTGGCCAGTGGGTGCGCGACATCGCAAAGGGCACCGTTGCTCAGGTGATGCGCGTTCGCGTCGGGTCGCCGCTTCCGTACACGATCGTCAACCGCGACGAGAGTGCGAGTGTGGAGCGTGCAGAGTCGCAACTTGAAGCAACGGAGCGCCCCCGAGATGACGAGTGGCGGACGCTGCCGATCAAGGCGTCGGTGTACTGATGAAACCCCACCGCGTGCAGATCATGCAAGTCGTGCTGCTCGAGATCGGCGTCCTAGCCGAGAACGAAAGCGACGCACTCGACCGCGCCGCCAAGCACGGCACGCAGCGCCACCGCCTCGTGCTCGACGCCACCGAGTCGATCGGCTTCCCGCCGCTGGAGTGGGCCGAGTTCGTCGAGCAGCAGCGCGCCGAGATGGCACGGCGCGATGCGATCGTCGCGGAGTACGACGCGGCGGCGGAACGACTGGCGAGCGTGGGGCTGGCGCGCGAGGCTGCCGGAAGGAAACGCACATGACCAGCAGCGCGAATGACCCGGCGATCGTCGCAGCCATCGAAGCGCTGGAGCTCGACGAGACGCTCGGCAGCGATCACGCGCGGGCGGATCTGTTCGCTGCGATCGACGCCTACGCAAAGAGGATCGCGACCGGCGTGATGCTCATCAAGGCGACGATGACGCCCGAGGAGCGGGACGCTGCGGTCGGCAAGCTGCGAGCACTCGCGGCCAGCGCGTCGAACATCGTCGCCGCGGACGAACACGGCACCGGTGACGGCAGCGCGAATCCGTGCCAGGCTCAAGGCGGGACGGGAGGGCGTAGGCATGATCCCTGATCAGGTGATCTACACGCGCGCCGGGGGTATTTCGTTGCGTGCTAGGGTACGTGGATGACTGCGATCGTCGTCAGGACAGGGCGGCCAACGTCGTGCACGCCTGAGCGGCTCGAGGCGGTCGTCAAGCGCATCGACAAGGCCGCGCCCATCAAGCTGGCGTGCGAGGCGGAGGGCGTGCCCCGGCAGACGCTCGAGCTCTGGACGTCACGGGCAGAGGCGGGAGAGGAGCCGTACGCCACCTTCCTGGCAGAGGTCACACGCGCGCGCGCCCGTTACCTCGCGGGGCGCTGTGAGAAGATCTCCGATGCCGGCGACGAACTCGGCTCGGACGGCGACTGGAAGGCGAACCAGTTCCTCGTCGAGCGCGGCTTGCCCGAGGAGTTCGCGCCGTCGCTGGTACTGCTCGAGAAGGCACAGGACACCGTGATCGACGCCCTCGTCGCCGCTCTCCGCGATCGCCTCTCGCCGGCAGCGTGGGCCGAGGTCGCGCCGATCCTCGGGCAGCCGGTCCCGGCCGAAGAGCTGAGCGAGTAGGCGCGCTGTGGCGTGGGGCGGACACGTCAGCGACAAGATCCGCGGCAAGCGCCGGGCATCGATCCTCGAGCGCGTCGCGGTGAGGGTGCAGGCGATCGAGGTGGCGCACCCAAGCGACGACGCCCCCACCGCGATCTCCCTCGCCCCCTACCAACGCCGCTTCGTCGCCGACCCCTCGCGCTTCCGCAGCATCGTGAAGGCACGTCGCTGTGGCGGCTCCTTCGCTGCGGCCGACTCCGCGGCGCTCCGCATCCTCGGCCTGCGCATGACGCTCGACGGCACCATCGAGCGCGACCCCGAGAGCGGCGGCGTTCCGCAGCGCTTCATCTCGCACTCGGAGGAGGGAGCGCAGGAGTTGCTGGCGGAGACGCACGGGCTCGCCGAGCGACTCGCCGCCGAGCACCGCCCCGACGTGAAGGTCGGTGAGCTCGCCGCGACGCACTTCGAGACCAGCAACGGGCACGACGCATCGGCGCACGCCGGTGACGGTCGCACAGCTCGAGGTCGCGCTGGCGACGTGACGCTCGACGAGTTCGCCTACGCGCGCGATCCGGTGAAGCTGTGGACCGCGGTCAAGAGCATCTCGGACAAGACGCTGGGGCGACCGGCCGGCTACCGCGTCACGGTGGTCACGACGCCGTTTATTGCCGACTCGCTGCCGCAGTCGGTGTGCGTGGCGCCCGTGCGCAGCAAGCGCAGGTTGCCCGACGGCACCGAGCGCGAGGATACCGAGGACACGTACGACGATCGCTTCGCGCACTTCTCGCGCTACTCATGGCCACTGTCCTACGTCGTGACGCAAGGCTTCCCGCAGTCGATGACGCCGGCCGAGCAACGCGCCTACGTCGAGCAGATGCGCCTGGAACTCGGCGACGACGATGCCTTCGAGACTGAGTACGAGGGCGTGTGGTTGTCCGCGGCGGAGATGTTCCTCGAGCGCGAGTTACTGAACCGCGCCCGCTACGACGCGACGGACATGCCCGACGTCATCCTGCGCGAAGTCGGCGGCGTCGACATTGCGCGGAAGGGAAAGCACCTCACCGCGATCGCCCGCATCCGAGTCGCACGCGACTACCGGGGCCGGCTCATCATGTACGCGTTGCCCGTCGACACGCTGCGCGGCGTGGACTTCGCGACGCAAGAGGAAGCGTTCGCGGGCATCATCGATCGCGGCTGCGTCCACCTCGCCATCGACGAGACCGGGATCGGCATGGCGCCAGCGGAGGCGCTCGCTCGTCGCTTCCCCGGCAAGATCACGCGCGTCACGTTCACGCAGGCGAGCAAGGAAGATCTCGCGTCGAACCTCCGCCTCGCGCTCGAGGAGGGCCGGCTGCTGCTGCCGCACTCACCCGAGCTGCTGCGCGACCTTGCATCGCTGCGCCGCATCGCGCAGCCCGGTGGCGGCTTCCGCTACGACGCCAGCGACAAGGGCGGCTCGCACGCAGACCGCGCATGGGCACTCGCGCTCGCGGTGTCCGTGGCGATGCGCGACGACTCGGGGCCACTCGTCCACAGCGGCACCCCGCGTCAGGCGCCGCGCGTCACGACCGGGTGGGGTGAGGGGCTGGGGCGGGGAAAGAGCATTTGGGGGAAGTGACACCACCCCCGCCATCGGCTACGCTCCGCCTCGATGGCCCCCGACGCGCCTCCGCCCTCCGCTGACTACGCACCCAAGCCACCGAAGCGCGAGGGCTTCGCTGCGCTGCCACGTCACGAGCGGCGGCGGCTCGAAGCGCTGCAGCGGAAGCATCGGAACGCGGAGGCGAAGCGACGGCGGGAGGCGCCGGTCCAGCGACCCGCGGCGCCCGTGCTCATGCTCGCCGACCAACGCGACGCCGAGCCGTGGTCTGACGAAGAGAGCGCGCAGCCGTGAGCAAGCGCCGCCAACGCGCCCACGCTCGCGCCGTCGCCCGCAGCACCACGCTCGTCGCGGCGCCACCGTCCACGGCACTCGCGGCGATGGCGCCGGAGCCCGCGCGAGAGGCGCCGCACCCGATGCACATCAGCGTCCGCCCGCGCACGCCAGAGACCGGACGACTCGCGAAGCCGCGCGACCTCTACTCGATCCCCGGTCGCATGGGCGTCACGCCGGAGCGCCTCTCGACGTGCCTGCGCGAGCTCGACCAGGGTCGATACGAAGCCTTCGCCGACACGATGACGCAGATGCAGGTCTCCGACCCCGTCGTGCGTCGCGCCGTCGACATCCGCAGCGGCGCCGTTGCCGGTCGGCCCTTCGAGTGCGCGGCACCGCCGAAGGTGGACCCGATCATGCGAGGCGCCGCCGACGATCTCGCGGGCATGGTGCAGCAGTGGCTCAACGGGCTCGACGCGCCGCACGCGTTCTTCATGCGCGTGCTCAGCGCCATCTACTACGGCATCAGCGCGCACGAGCTGCTGTGGAGCAAGCGCGGCGGGCTGTGGCTGCCTGAGCCGGCACCGATCATGACGCGCGAGTTGCGCCACGATCGCGACTGGTCCGTGAGCGTGCGCAACCGCGACTACGAGTGGATCAACACGCGCGCGCATCCGGGTCGCTTCCTCCTGCACTCGCCATACACGATCCCCGCGCGGCCGGTCGATCAAGGCGCCTTCCTCGCGACCATGTTCTATTGGCTCTTCAAGCGCGGCGGTATTCAGTTCTGGATGAGCGGCGCCGAGCGCTTCGGCAATCCGCTCGCGCTCGCGAAGATGGCGATCGGCGCCGACATCGCGCAGAAGCTCGAGACACTCGCCGACCTACAGCAACTCACCGCTGATTCGGTGGGCGTCGTGTCGGGCACCAGCGACATTCAGATCGTCGAGCCAAAGGCGGCCGGTTCCACGAGCGTGTGGGAGACGCTCGTGTCGATGCTGGACACGCAGATCTTCCTGTCAATCGGCGTGTCGCCCGATCTCATCCTCACCGGCCCGAACGGCTCGCGCGCATCGACCGATTCGCGCAAGGGCATCATGGTCGAAGGGACCAAGCTCGACGCGTCGATGATGTGGGGGTCGATCGTCCGCGACGTCGTGACGTGGATCGCCTACTACAACATGCGGCGCTCTGACGTGCCGTTCCCGATCATCAAGAGCCTCTTCGACGACGCGCCGGCCGTGACGCGCGACGCGATCGAAGTCGGCGCCGTCACGAAGAACGATGTACGTCGCGGCATCGGGCTCGAGGTGTGGACGGCGGACCAAGGCGGCGAAGACATCGCCGCGCTCCCCGTCGCGCCCGCCGGCCCCGGTGGCTTCTCCGCAGCCGTACCCGCCATCCCACTCGCCGCCGAACCATCGCCCGGAGGTGCGCCCGCGGCGGCCCCTTTCCCGATCTCGTCGGAGACGGTGCCGAGCGCGACACGGGGGATCTTCTCGCGGTCGCCGACCCGGTAACGCGCGAGCGCATCAAGCGCGCGATCGGGCAGCCGTACGAGCTCGCGACGCGGGCGACGCTGGCCGGTGTCACTGCGTGGGCGCCGGTGCGTGAGGCGATCATCGCTGCGGCGACAAGAGGCCCCGATGCCGTGCGCGCCGCAATCGACGCGATGCGAACCGAAGCCGCCGACGTCGAGCGGCTCGCCTTCGAGTCCGCCGTGATGGGCGACTTGGCGGGCCAGATGTTCGTGCGTCTCGTCGAGGGCGGCGCACCACCGGAACCGATCGCGCTTGCCGTCGATCCCGACGCGTCGTTCCTCTCGCTGCCGTTCGACGAAGCGATCGACTGGTGGATCCGCAAGGGCGGCTCGCGCTCGACGCTCGACGAGGTGCTGCGCGCGTGGCGGAAGCGGAGCGCGCTCGCGGCGTCCATGCAGTTCGACACCGTGAGCCAGTCGGCGATCGCGGCCATCGAAAAGACGCTGGCGGAAGGCGGCACGCTGCGCGACTTCCAGCGCGCGATGGAGACCGAGGCGATCACGCTCGGCATCTCACCGGCCGGCGCGGGCTACCTCGAGAACGTCTACCGCACCAACGTGGCGACGGCGTACGGCGCGGGTCGCTTCGCGCAGCTGAACGATCCGGCGCTGCTGAGTGCGCGGCCGTACAGGCAGTGGCGGACGGCCGGCGATTCGCGCGTCAGAGCGGAGCACGCGGTCATGCGCGGCGTGACCTGGCGCGTCGGCAACCCGGCGTTCGAGGGCGTGGCGACTCCCGGATCTTGGCGGTGTCGTTGCGTGACGGTCAGCTACAGCCAGGCTGACGTCGACGAGGAGGGCATCGCGATCGCCGACGCGCCGCCGTCGGGGTTCTTCATCGAGCCCGGCTTCGGCGCCGCGGCATTCGCGAGGTGACCCATGTCCGATGAACCGCTCAAACTCTCTCTCGTCCCGACGCTCCACGATGGCCAGCGCAAGGACATTGCCGACCAACTGCGATGGCTCGCCGACATGATCGAGTCGAAGTCGTCGCCACCGACCGGGCTCGCCGTCGCGCTCACCTTCGCCGATGGCGCGAACGGCACGTACCACCGCGGCCCCGTCGTCCCGCTGCTGGGCGCGATGTGCGTGCTGCGCGTGCGCCTCGAGCAGACCATCGAAGACTGAGCGCGATGACGGCTGCGGCTCGGTAGGTCGCGAGGCGCGACAAGGGCAAGGACGCTGCGGACGCCTCCCCGCACGCGCACCTACCCTATAGGCGGGTTCGACTCCCGCACCGGGCCGCAGCCTTGATCGCTACCGTCCAGTCGTGACGCGCGCCAGCGCCGCATTGCGGATGTACACCGCGACCGGCTCGAGCGCGTCAGCCGCAGCCGCCTCGATGCGCTCGCGTTCAGCCGGCGTGAGCGACACCGCCAGCGGACGGCGCAGCATCTCGGGCGGCAGGAACTTGCGGCCGCGCTTGGCGGGGGCGGTCACGGCACACCGCACGACGCAAGCCACGCCAGGCGCGCAATCTCGGTATCGTCGACCGCGCAGAAATACCAGTCGAGCGCGTCGCTGCCAGCGTCGGTCAGCTCCAGGCTGAGGCTGTCCTGCTCGTCGAGCGGGTCGTAGCCCAGCGCCTCGCACGCACGCCTGGCTGCGCCGTAGTCTGCCGCCGCTGCATCGTAGGCGGCTCGTGCCGCAGCCTGGCCGGACGTCAGTCCAGCGGCCTTGATCTGACGCGCCACGCGACCGAGGCGCTTGCTGAGCGACTCTCGCCCGGGCCGTGCTGCGTGCTCTGTTCGCGTCGCCATGTTCCCATGTATTGCAAACGCGGTGCCATTCAAGAAACCCTTGCAAATACGCACTTCGCGCCACGTCGTCACACCGAAAACCGCGACATGCGAAACACTCGAAACACAAAGCGCGACACGTTGTCACGCGTGCGCGATTCCGTGCGCTTGCGTGCGGCTTCGTTCTAGGGCACCCTCGCCGGAATGCATCCGCGCCACGATGTCACGGCCGACCGCGACGACACGTCACACGTGCAGGTCGTCGAGCGTGACGGCGTGGCGCAGTTGTTTGCGTTCGCGAAGCTGCCGCACGTGTCGGAGTCGGCTCCGCAGCGGTGGGTGCACGTCGCGCGCGAGGGCGTGTGGCGCGGGCATCAGAGCGGTGTCGAGATCGCGCTGACGCACGAGGTGCTGGCTGGCTTCGTCGCTCGGTTCGCGGCGACGAAGAACGCAACGGTCGGCACGTACGGCCATCCGCCTGGCGACGACTTCCCGGCGTCGCTGTGGATCCTCGACATGGAGCTGCGCGGCAGCGACCTGTGGGCGCTGTGCGAATTCACGCCGGACGCGGTGCAGGCGATCAAGGGCGCGAAGTATCGCTACTGCTCGATCAAGTTCGCGCTCGAGAGCATCGACCGTGAGAGCGGCAAGCCGGCCGGCCCGGTCATCCAGCAACTCGGCCTGACGAACATTCCGTTCATCGACGGGCTGACACCGATCGCGCTTTCGACCCTCTCACTCGTCGGCGCGTCGGCGCCCCAGACACGGAGCCTCTCAGCCATGGACCCAAAGAAGATCTATTCGATGCTCGCTTCCGCGCTCGGCATGGCGAAGGACGCGCCGCCCGATCAGCTCAAGACCGCCGTGGATGCGTTCCTCGCGCTCTACGCGGCCACCATCGGAAAGCCGCTCGCCGAGGTCGCGGCGCCGGCCGACGACACGGCGCTGTCGGCGCTCTGCGCGGCGGCGTCAGCCACCAAGTCGTTCTCGGCAAAGACGCGCACGATCCGCTTCGCCGAGGGCGACGCGATGCCTGGCATGGAAGAGGCACTTCCGGCCGACGCCAAGGCCGCAGCGAAGGCGATGATCGCGGACAAGTTGATGGAGGCGACCTCGCTCGACGAGACCGCGCTCCTCGCCGCCGTGGAGCAGAACCTCGATGCCATCGTCGCCGTGCTGACCGCGGGGCCGAGCGGCACGGGGCTCTCGGCGAAGGACGCGACGATCGCGCTCTCGCTCGTGCAGAAGAGCAACGCGGCTCTCGGCGCGCGCGTCGTGGCGCTCTCCGCGAAGGTGACCGAGCTCGAGGCCGGCGACGTCGCTCGCGCGGCGAAGGTCAAGGCCGACGCCATCGAGGCGGAGTTCGTGCGCCTGCGCGATGTGACGGGGCACCTCGTCGAAGCCGAGCGCGCCGAGTTCACGACGCTCGCGATGAGCGCTGGTCTCGACACGGCAACGAAGCTGTTCAGCCGCGGCCCCGCACCAGGCGGCGCCCCGCTCGCGGTCGGCCCCGCAGCACCGAAGGCCAAGGCGCCCGGCATCCCCTCCGATGCGCCGCTCGACGAAGCCGATCCGCAGGTGCGCATCTTCCGGCTCAGCGCCACCGGGCTCGGCCACAAGGGCGCCGACTCCGACGCATTCGTGCGCCGCGCACTCGCCATGAAGGCGACGACCCTGACCGCCTGAGCACGACCTCTCACCGAAGGACACAGACGCCATGACCGCAACGACCACCGTAGTCGCCCGCTACAAGCGCAACGGCCCCCGTGGAGGGGGTCGCGGGTTCACCGCCAGCTATCTCCTCACCGACTCAACGACCATCGTCGCGGGCGCCCTCGTCTCGCTCACGCAGGCGACGAGCAAGGCGCTGAACGCCACCGACGCCGCGAGCGAAAAGTTCGCGGGCGTCTGCACCAAGACCGTCACCAGCGGCTCGAGCAATACGACCGTGTATTGCGAAGTCGAGTACGGCCACGAGGAGCTGTTCACGACCGACACCTCGCTCGCGGCCCTCGTCGGCACGATGGCGACGGTGAAGGACAACAACACCGTGACCAGCGCCGCGTCGACGAACGACATGCAGGTCGGCGAGATCATCGAAGTGCTCTCGACCACGCAGGCATGGATCAAGGTCCGCAGCCCCGAAGTCCCCCTGACCTGATCCCTCTGGGATCTTCACCGCACCCAGAGAGAACACCAACACCATGGCCACTCGCAACGCAGTCAACGGCGACGCGCTCGATGCGTTCGTCGTCACGTTCAAGTCTGAGGCAGAGCGCCTCTTCACGAGCGTGGAGAACACCGCGCTTGTCAACGCGTTCTGCTCCGAGGTCTCTTCGGAGGGCGGGCAGAACGTGACGCAGATCTTCGGCGACCACCTCGGGACCTGGAAGGAACTCATCGGCGGCCGCGAGGAAGCGCCCTCGCGCATCTTCTCGCAGAACGTCACGCTCGCGACGTACTACGTCCCGGATCTGGTCATCCCCCGCAAGGATTTCCAGTACGACAACATCGGGGTCAACGCAGCGCGCGTGCGGACCTACATGAGCAACGCGCTCTCGGCGCATGACGTCCTGCTGCACCAGGCGCTCGCGCTCGCGTCCGGCAAGGGACCCGTCGGATACGACGGCGTCAACGTGTTCGACGACGACCACCCCTACGCGCCGGCTGCCGGCACGCAGAGCAACTACGGCACGGCGGCGATGTCGTGGGTCAGCGTGCGTGCTGCGCTCGCGTCGATGACGTCGCTGCTCCGTGAGAACTCGGAGCCGTTCAACATCGTCCCGCGCTTCCTGATCGGCGGTCCCAAGAACGCCGAGATCATGGAAGAGATCACGAACGGGAATCTGCGCCTCGCTGGCGCGGCGACCGACGGCATCGAGGGCGGCACGCGCGCCTACGGTGGCGCCATCGACAACGTCCAGAAGGGGCGTCTCACCGGCATCATCGACTATCGCCTCGTCGGGGCGAAAGACGATTGGTGGGGCATCACCGGCACCGACACCACGGGGCAGCTCAAGCCGCTCATGGTGATGAAGGGCATGGCGCCGCTTCCGCAGATCAACGTCGACGACCAGAGCCAGTTCGTTCACGACAACGACGCGTATTCGTTCGGTCTCATCACCGACATGAAGATCGCGGCGGGCGCGTGGCAGGCCGGCTTCTGGAACGTGCTCTGATCGACCGCGCGGCGCTCCTCTCGCAGTGAGCGCCGCAGCATCCGTCACGCTGGGGCAACGGTAGCCCGGCGGCCTCATAAGCCGCAGCTCGTGGTTCGATTCCACGGCGTGACCCCCAGGGCCATCAACACGTGCGCGGCGCTTTCCAAAGCCGTGACCAGAGGAGACGCGACGACATGCTCGACACGAACACGATCCCACACGGCGGCAAGGCAACCTCCAACACCCCGTCACCGGGCGCGCGTCTCTCGGTGCGCGTCGTCATCCGGCCGGAGTTGCTCAACAAGATGCTGCCGGACGGCCGCGTCTACGGCCCCGGCGAGCACACGATCCAGATCTACAAGGGCGACCTCCCGAACCTCGAGTGCCTCGTCGAGACGCGGCCCGAGCTGCTCGATCAGGCGCGCTCGCGACACGCCGCGAAGGTGCAGGGCTGGGTCAACCTCACGCGCAAGAAGGACGCGAACGGCTACCCGACCGGGCCTGAGGGCGCCAACGTCGAGGGCAACTACACCGGCGGCTCCGTTCAGACGGAGTTCCGCGAGCTGACGATCGGCGAGCCCGATGGCCGCGGTGGCGTGCGCAGCGAGGGTCGCGGCATCCGTCCACTGCTCTCCGTGGACGTCATCGACCAGCTCGGCAGCGTCAAGGACGAAGAGCACCGCAACGACGTGCGCATGCGTGCCGAAGAGGCGCGGGCGCAGATCGTTGGTCAGCCGGTGGGCATGTCGATGGCGGACATCGAGGCGCTCGTCGAGGCGCGTGTGAAGGCGGCCGTTGCCGCACTCACGGATCCGACGCCGGCCCCCGATGCCGGACGCAAGGCGGGCAAGTGACCGCGCCGAAGAAGAAGCCGCACGCCGCGGAGCCGACTGCGGCGGAGACCACGGGGCACGCCGACAACGACGGCGACGAGCCATCACGCGCCGAGACGCTGCCGGCGCCCGCCGTCACCATCGGCGACCGCGCCCACTACACCGCCGAGAACGGCGACGGCCCGTGGCACGCCGTCGTCATCGGCAACGTCGCCGGCATCTACACGCTCGACGTCGTGAAGCCGAACGGCTCGCGCCGCATCGTCGTCGCTGCGCTCGGCGACGGTCACGGTGAGTTCACGCTCGTCGCGTAACGGAGGCTCGTCGTGGCGATTCTCTCCGAGGCGTACATCGTCAGCATGCTCGGCGGCGCGGTGGCCGGCGCAGAGAAGTACGCATCGGCCACCGGCAGCGATGCCGATACGGCCGCTGCGTGGATCTCGGCCGCCGATCTCGCCGTCGTCAGCGCCGCCAAGAAAGGCGGCTACTCGACGGTGAGCAGCACGGGGCCGGTGCCGGCGAGCGGCGAAGCCTTCGAGATGCTCCGCGCGATGGCCTTCGTCGTGTGGCTCCGCGTCGCGTACGGCTACGGCAAAGAGATCACCGTCCCCGGCGACATCGACTCCGAGTTGCCGCGACCGTCGTCGCTCTACGCATCCGCCGACGAGGGCCGCATCGACCTCCCCGGCCTGGACCGCACGCAGATCGGTGGCGATGCCGGCGTCGACCTCCAGAACGGCGGCATCCTCACCACCGAATCAACGCAGCTGTTCGCGCGCGCCCGCCTCAATCTGATGTGACCCCGTGACCATCGTATTCGCACCCACGCAGTCGCCGTCCGAAGTCGCCGCGAAGTTCCGCGCGATGCAGGCGCGTGCGCATGCGCTGGGGCCAGTCCTCGCGCCGGCGCGCGAGATGGTCGCGAAGATGATCGACGACTCCTTCGAACGCAGCCAGTCGCCGGACGGCACCGCGTGGGCGAAGAACGCGCCGAGCACGATCGCGCGCAAGCGCGGCAGCGCAAAACCCGGCATCGACAAGGGCATCTTGCGCGCGTCGCAGTACGTCACGGTCATCCCCAACGGCCTCGACTTCGGCACGCGCGTGCCCTACGCGGCGCCGGTCCAGTTCGGCAGCGTGCGCGGTGGGCGGCTCAAGCACGCGTCGTACACGGGCGGCGTGAAGCGCGAGAAGGGCACCGCGTGGAGCTCGACGACACCGGGCCGCGCGTTCCTCCCGTTCACGCGTGAAGGGCTCCTGATGCGCACCGGGCGCGCGCAGACGGTCATCGACGCGGTGACCAAGATGGTCATGGCCTACATCGTCACGGGCAAGGTGACGCCGTGAGCGACGCCGCGATCCGTCAGTGCATCCGCGAGGTGCTGACCGGCGTGCTCGAAGGCGTGCGCGGCATCCCCGTCGACACGCTGCGCGAACAGAACAGCGGCGAGAGCGACTACGCGCAGGCTGTGGCGTCGATGGTGATGCCAGAGTTCGAGCTGACGATCGGCTACGTGCCGACGCCGACCGAGCAAGTCATTCAGCCAAGCTCGCTGTGGATCGAGGGCATCACGCTTCGAGTGCGCACCGTCTACAAGCTCGACAGTGCAGTGCTCACGCCGGCACGCATCGGCGAAGTGCGGAGCCGCAGCGCCGACATCGGCAAGCAGATCCGGACGCTCTTCAAGTGGCCGGGGACGCTCGAGTTCACCGCGACCAACGAGCCGACCGGGATCGCTGGCGGCGTCATGGAGTGGGGCGGGATGACGACGGCGCAGGATGCGAACCCCGCGAACAGCGATCAGCGGCTCTACACCACCGACCACAACTTCACCGGCTGGATCGTTTCGACCGAGGAGATCATCGTGCCCGTACTCTCACGCACCGCATCGGCGGGGTTCGCCTTCGCGGCATCCGACGTCGGCAACTGGATCCACGCGAGCGGCGCCGGTGCCCAGGCCGCCACGCTGCCGGACCTCTCCGCGTCGCTCACGTCCGGGCGCGAGATGGTGTTGTCGCTGCAGCAAGAGGGCGCCGCGACCGCCGTCACGATCACACCGTCGGCGACCTCGCAGATCAACGGCGCCGGTGTCGGCGTCGCCTACGTCTGCGCCACCGGGCGCACTCGCACCGTTCTCTGCTCGCGCGATGGCCTCGCGTGGTTCACCGGCTGATCGAAAGGAACGACCATGACCGCCGAAGTATCAGCCCTGCAACGCGTCCGCTTCATCGGCGAGAGCACGTTCAACACGTCGCGAATCGCCGATATCGCGCAGTTCGTCGACGTGCCCGCGATCGAGAAGACGCCGATCTTCACTGGCCTCGAAGCGCATCAAGAGCCGGAGGTCGTGCAGACGCACGTGCACGGCTACCGCGACTCAAAGATGGTCAAGGGCCTGCGCTCGTGCACGCTCGACTTCTCCATGCACCTCGCCGGCACCGGCAACATGCACAACGGCGCGACGCTGCCGCCGCTGCCGACGCTCACCGACTGGCAGATGTCGCTGCTCGAGTTCCTGATGGGCGGCAGCGAGACGGTGACGCTCGGCACGCCTGGCACCGCGTGCACGGTCGAGAGCACGGGCACGACGACGCGCGCGATCGTGATGAAGACCAACACGCTCAGCGTGGCGCCGCCGGGCTGCGCCTTCGCCTGCGTGATGCCGTCCGGGCTCATCGAGGCGCGCGAGATCCGCAGCTACTCGGCCGGCGTCATCGTGCCGAAAATCGCCTTCTCCGACGTGCCGGCGGAAGACTCGCCGATCTACTTCGGCACGACCTTTCATCTCATCAACGGGCTCGGTGCTGACCTCGCGTCGATCCAGGCGATCTGCGAAGGCGTCGCGCTCGAGGATTCGTTCCTCGGGATGGGCATGTGTGGCACCTACGGAATCGACGTGGCGCCCGGCGCGCTCGCGAAACTGACCGTGAAACTGATGGGCGCGGCGTGGAGCAAGAAGCCCGAGGGGACCGCGCTCACCGCGCCCGACGCGTTCACGAACTTCGCACCACTCACCAACATGAGCAGCGAACTCCTCGTCGGAAAGGTGCAGACGCGCGCGACGTGGACGCGCTCGACGACGACGTGCACCGTCACGAGCTACGCGCACGGCATGGCCAGCGGCGAGACAGTCACGCTCGTCAAGAGCAACGACATCACCGCGACGCCGCTCGGCAACGAGGTCATCACGGTCACGGGCGTCGACACGTTCACCTTCGCGTGCGCCAACGCCGGCATCACGACGGGCGGCACGCTAACGTACATCGCGTGTCAGCTGCGCAATCAGATCCGGCACTCTGCGAGCACGTGGCAACCCGGCCTGGTCAACGTGCCGATCACGTCTCCCGAGGGACTCGGCAACAGCAACATCACCGGATGGAAGCGCGGCCGTTCACGCGCCGTGACGGGCTCCTTCACGGCCTACGACGAGCCCAGCATCCCCTCGCTCATCGCCGACGAGAATGTCGAGAGCTGGCAGGACGCCGACACCAACGAGACCGACCTCGCGATCTACCAGCAGATCGGAATGACGACACGCGGCATCGTACTCATCACGGCACCGACGGTTCAGATCAACGTCGTGCCGACGCGCGCGGACGCCAACGGTCTTTACGCGCAGGTCGTCAGCTGGAGCGGCCGCAACGACCTCAGCTCCGCGGAGACCAGCGACGTCTCCTCAAGCGCGCAACGGATCACGGTGTTCTGATGGAAGACGCGACCAAGCAACTCGAGTGTTACGCGTCGTTCGATCCCGCGATCGATCGTGACGCGATGGGCGCAGCGTTCGATGCGCACTTCGGCCGATTCGGTGCCGCCGAGATCGCGCGCGCCGGCACCCGCGATCCGTCGCTCATCAAGTTCCACCCCGGCAAGCGCGCCTGCAAGTTCGTGCTGCGGCCGCTGACGCTCGCCGAGCGCTTCGACTGCGATGCCGTCGTCAGCACCGAGCATCGGCTCGCGCGCGCGCTTGGCTACGCGCTGGTGCGTGCCGAGCTCCACGCGCCGATGAGCGCGACGGCGACGATCCTCTTCGCGCGCGACACGCAGCCGGGCTTCACGCTCGAGATGCTCACCGAGCTAATGGGCCTCGTCGGCGTAGAGACCATCTACGAGATCGGCGCGGTGGCGTACACGCGGAGTCGCCTTGGCCCTTTCGACGTGCCCTTTGCGCCGCTGCTGCTTACCTCGGCGCAAAGGCAAGTGACGCAGCTCCTACACCATGCGGATTCCCTCGCGCGGCAGAAGTCCGACACCCAGACCACAAAGCAGGAGTCGCCATCGCAATCGGCTGCGAACGAGACGTCCGCGCCGCCTGGCGATGCGACTGCGCCGGAGAGCGACACGGCGCCGCCCGATCCTGCTCCACCACCAACAAGCTGAGCCAGGTCGTGGCGAACCTCCACACGTCGATCGCGGAGGTCACCGGTTCGGAGCCCGTGACGTGCCCGTGGCGCGTCTACGAGGATCCCGTCGTGCAGGCCGGTCGCGTGCTCGCGTCGCGCATCGAGTCCGGCGTCGTCGACATCGACCGGCAACTGTCCGTGGTCGTCGAGGCCGCGGATGTCATCCGCAACGTCAGCTCGCATCTGATGATGCTGGACCTGCGCGCGAAGCGTGAGCAGCGCACGAGCGAAGAGAACATGCGCCGAGGTGCGTCGTGAGTGAGTTCGACGTCACGGGGCGCATTCGGTACACGGATGAGGGCGCGAGCGCAACGCTGACCAAGGTGACGGGCGCCGTCGATGCGCAGACTGTCGCGCTCGCGAAGGAGAACGCCGAGTACGTGCGGCTCCGCGCGGCCGCTGAGCAGACGATCAAAGCGCAGCAGATGTTCGGCGCGCAGACGCAGACCATCACGACGACGACGGCAACCGCGACCACCAACGTCGGGCAGTTCGGATCGGCCGTCGGACTCGCGGGGCAGGCGATTGGGCGCGTGAATCCCGCGATGGGCGGCCTCGTCACGATGGCCGGTTCCGCGCTCGGCGCGATCCAAGCACTCACGACGGCGGGCATGGGGCCGTTCGGCATCGCGCTCGCCGCCACGTCTCTGGCGCTCAGCGCCGCCACCGCGCTCTACGCGGCCTTCGGTGACGAGCAGCGAGACGCCGCGGATGCAGCGGATGAACTGACCGCGTCTCTCTACGAGCAGAACCGCGCCAACGATCTCGCCGGAGAGGGCCGCATGCGGGTCCTTGAGGCGGAGGAACTTCGGCTCCAGCGCACCGTCGACACGCTGCGCGCCAGCCACGGCGACGCGGTGCTGCTCTACCAACAGGAGCAACTACTCAACGAGGCGCGGCAGCGTCTCATGCGCGAGCGGCAGACCGACACAACGACCGCAGCGCCGCGCGCGCGGTCCGAGGGCGAGGTGCTCGCCGAGATGGCTCGGCTGAGCGAGGGCCTCACCAGCGAGGGCCGCACGATTCAGGCGCCGACCGGTGGCACGGCAGGCGAGGCGGCGCGCAAGGCTCGCGCTGACGCGGCTCGGCAGCAAGCGGAAGAGGACGCGCAGGGCCGCGAGGCCGACTCCGCAGCGCGTCTCGCGATGCTCATCGAGGACATGGACGCGGAGGCCGAGGTCCGCGCCATGATGCGCGAGCGCGAGATCAACGAATCCAACGCAGCCAAGGACCAGTCGATCGAGATCGAGCGGGCGCGCGTCGCTGGCGTGAAAGCCGCGCTCGATGCCGAGACGGCGCTACGGGCGAAGGCCGCGAAGACGCAGCAGCAGATCCTCGACACCACAGGCCAGGCGCACACGCTCCTCGCCAGCGTCATCGAGGCCAGCGCCGGCAGCAGCGAGAAGTCGCAGAAGGCGAAGACGCAAGCGCTCGCCGCGGCGTCCATGGTCCAGTCCGGGATCGAGATGGCCGTCGAGATCGCCCGCATCGCGCAGAGCTACCCGGACCCCGTCGGCATGGCGACGCACGCGATCGGCGCCGCAAACTTCGCGGTGGCGATTGGTGTCGCTGCCGCAGCGGCCGGTGGCGGTGGCTCAGCGCCCCCGTCGGGCGGCGCCAGCGTTCCGGCTGCGTCGTCGCCCGGCGGCGGGCCGAGCGGGCCTCCTGCGGGCGCACAGGAGCCAGGCGGCAACGTCTACAACATCACTCTCGGCGGTGGCGGCGTCGTGTACGCTGCCGACCGCAACGAACTCATGCGCACGATCGCGGATGGCGTGCGGGCCGCTGACACGCGGAGGGGTCGCTGATGGCTCGCGATCTCTACAGCGCCGCGTGGGACTTCGGCCGCCTCAATCTCGGAGCGGTGAGCGGCGCCAACGCGGCCGTGTTCGCGAGCGGCACCGGTGGGCCAGCGGGGAACGCCGGATTCGCGTCCGGCATGTACATGCACGGCAACGTCGGCATGACGGGCGGCACAGAGATCGATGGCGTGCCGCTGCTGCAGTTTGCCGACGACCTTGACGCGCTCCTCTCTGGGAGTTCACTCGCGGTGCAGTTCTCGCGCTCGCAACTGCGCTACACGATCTCGAGCGCGAACGCGTTTGCCGTGACGTGGACCGGTGCGCAGGGCGTGGCGCTCCGCGATATCCTCGGCTTCGAGGCGAACCTCTCGAGCGCAGCAACGCACACGTCGACGAAGCGGCCGAAGTATCTGATCTGCACACGGCACGCGGGGCAGTCCGCGGTGAAGGCATCGCACGAGCCCGGCGGCCGCATCCAGCACGCGGAAAGCGAAAGCGGCTTCCAGTACGACATCGGCCCCGACGAGCTCGCCACGTACGCCAACTGGACGCAGCCGTACGAAACGAACATCGGACCCACCGACGCCGATTGGGCTGGCGACTTCGCGGTCGGCGGCGCACCGATGCGGCGCACCGATGTCGGCGCCGCGACCAAGGTCTACTGGACGTGGGAGGATTTCTGGAAGCACGTCCGCGCAACGCTGCCGTTCGCGCTCGTCGACCAGGCTGCCGGCAGCAACGAGGGCGACGTGTACAAGCTGCACGGCGACGCTGCGCACTTCGATCCGACGCGGAAGACAGTCGACTTCGACGGCCACTGGATGCCCGCGATCAAAGCGCTCTACAAGGGCGCGAGCATGGAGTTTTAGGTGACCTGGCCGACGGTAAAGGCCACCGGCAGCGGCTCGCTCGCGTGGCGCCTCATGATTCCGGGGCACCCCTACGAGGCGGTGTCGAGCTCGGCTCTCGTCGGTGCCGGCAGCGAGGGCCGCGTGCGTCTCGGCGGGCTCGAGGCAGAGCCGATCCTGTGGGGCGAACTCCTCGATCCTGCCATGGTCGAGATGAGCGCGCACGGGTTCACGGCGGCCATCGTCGAGGACGGTTCCCTGCGATGGAATGACAGCTTCACGCTGCAGCCTGAACTCGTCTGGTATCTGCTCACGACGATGACCGTCGGCGCGACCACGATGAATCTCACGGCCGCCGGTCCGGCTGATGGCGAGGTGCTCTATCTCGGGCAGGAGTGCGTGCTCATCACTGGCGGCGGTGGCACTGCGACGCTGACCGTCACGCGCGCCTACCGCGACACCATCGCGACGGCGCACTACGTCGACACCACGATCGGCCTCACGCTGCCCGAGGTCACTACGTCGCGGCCGAGCGTCAAAGGCATGCTCGCGTTTCTCTACGCGTACGGCGACGGCGAGACCGGCGACGGCACCCTCGTGTGGCGCGGCATCATCGGCGCGGAGCCGCGACTACGCGGGCTCACGACGTGGGAGATTCAGATCGACAGCGTCGCCGGCATCCTCGATCAGTCGTTGTCGGCGGACCTGCAGGAGCCGAGCACGCTGCGGGGGATTTCGTACCTATCGAACACGTGCCCGGTGTTCGATCTGTCGATGAAGACCGGCGCGTCTTTCCTCGACACGCAGGCCGATTACGCGCGCGTGCAACTCTCGACGAGTTCGGAGTTCTACGAGGAGCAGGCCGACTTCTGCGACGCGCTGAACGCGGCGATTCAGACGGCGACGTCTGGGTGGACGGCAGGCACTGAGTTGAATCGATCCGGCGGACAGCTGCCCAGGCTGATCGCGACGCCGTCGCCTGGAGGCGCCTGGACGCTGGTCTACTCGACCACGGCAGCCTCGGCGAAGTGGCTCACCGTCACGAGCGATCTCACGCCGACCGTCGTCATCGATCCGATCTTCCGGTCGGACCTGCAGTTGGTTGACCTCGCCGACGGGGTGCCCAAGCCCACCGTGTCGACCAACTCGCAATATCTGGTGCCGTATGCAGGCGGCGTTGTCGTACCTGGCGTCGGCACTGTCCCGCGCGGCGTCGTCGGCCAACTCCCCGATCGTGCCGGCGACGCGACGAGCGTTTATGTCGGCGGCACGGCGGTTGTCTCGGCCGGCGATGGCCTGCTGATTCAGTGGCCCGAGGCGCCAGGGCAACCCGAGCGTGCGATCAGCTACCCCGTGATCGCCTGGAACTCGACGACGCGAATGGCGACCGTCGTCGTCAGCGCGCGGCCGGCGCGAGTCTACACCGCCGACAGCGCGCCCATGCTGCAGGTCACCCGCTACTACGTCGACGAGGCAACGGGCGGCACCTTCGCAGACTTCCTCGAAGCGCTCACCGACGGGGCGCCGACTGAGGCCGGGCTCGGCAAGCAGCCGAACGTCACAGAGGAGCATGTCGACATCGCGACGACGCAGACCAACGTGGCGCGCGTTGCCACGGGCCGCGCGTGGCTCACGCAGCGCGGCTACGTCGGCGTCACCGACATGCCGCTGGCCGAGATGCTCACGAACGAGGCGCGGCTCTACGGCATGGCGCCGGGGATCACCGCCGACGGTCGCATCGCGTGGATCGAGTTTCGCATCGGCGCCGCTACCGAGGCGAGCTCCTACGAGATCACGGCGGACAACAACCTGAGCAGCCGGCAACTCCCTGGCTACGAGCCTTCCGCGTTCGGAACGGTGAACACGATCAAGCTGCTGACTGGCTTCGATCCCGTGAGCGGCGACCACAACGGCGATCAGTTCGTGTTGAAGGACGCACGCGCGCTGTCACGGCAGCCGGTGCCATTCGTGATGGATGTCGAGCCGCGATCCGTGTTCATCGACGGCGACCGCGCGATCCCCGTGGGCGACATCGCTGCGATGGCGATGTCGTGGTTCGGCACGCTCGGCGCCGCCTACGCCATCGCCACGATCACGTGCCCGCTGTCAGCGATGGACGCCGTGATCGGCACGCAGTGCAGCATCACCGTTTCGCAGTTGCCGAATGCGACGACGGGCGGCCGCGGCATCGTCGTTCAGCCGGGCATCGTGATCGGCCGCGACTGCAAGCCGATGCAGGGCGCCGTCGAACTGACGATCCTCACGACGCAGGTGCGCATCGCTGGCTACACGCCGTCGTCACTCGTCGACAGCAACGCGCTCGTCGCGGGCACCACGTACGACCTCACGCTCGAAGCGGTGCAGCCGGTCGGCTTCGCGAGCGCGACAGAGTGGGCGGTGACCGACGCGATCGTCGTGCGTCAGCATGACGCCAGCGGCGCGACCGAGGTCGCCGGCACCGTCAGCGCGATCAACGTCGGCACTGGCGTGATCCGCGTCGTGCTCGCGGGCGCCATCCCCGGCGGTGTCGTCACGCTAGAGTACGGGGCCGCGGCGAGCGCGACCGTCGATCAGCAGGTCTATTGCTACATCGCGCAGGACGATCAGTTCATCGGCTTCGCGTCGGTCGCGAGCGCGCGGCAGTTCGCAAGCTAGCGGAGTTCGCGCACTCGGGGGCAGACGTCAAAACACGTCGGAATGCCGCCCTCGGCCTCGCCGAACGGCTCGCCGTAGCACTCAGGCATCGCGTCGCTGTCGCTGCCGCACGTTGCCGGGAAGTTGCCCGGCGCCCCCACGCGACAGAACGGGACGAAGTATTCGCCGTCGTCGGTGCAACGGGCGAGAATCTGGTCCGGCGTCAGGAACTCGCCGCACGTCGCCACGTCGCGGCCCGGCCACATCGGGCCGAGCGTGGCGACGTCTCGCACATCACACGTCGCATCGGGCGTCTCTGCGCCGCACGCGCTCACCATCAGCACCGCCGCCAGCATCGCGATTCGCTTGGTCATACCGGTAGCGTGATGGGCGCGTGGGCGTGCGCAACGCAAGTTTAGTTGCGTCACCGATCGGCGTCGGCGCTTGACAGCCAGGCGCCTCCGTGGGATGACGGGAGTATGCAACCACACATCGCCGAGCTACGAAAACAAGTCGAGATGGCCGCCAACAAGCACGCCACAGCCGAGGTGAGGTTTCGGCGACTGGCGGACGCAGTCCCGCTCGACAAAGAGACCGCCATAGAGGCGGCCCGCGCCGAGCAAGCGGCGCATGAGGGCCTCATGGAAACGGTCGACGCATACGCCATGGCCATCGCGAACAACGAACTCGCCGACCAGCCCCTCAAAGGCATCAGCCTCGCGTTGCGCACGATCGCGCTCAGCCCCAGCGAGCACGCGGCTGATCGTGTGGCCGCCGCCCGCCTCATGCTCGATGCTCGTGCGACGCTCATCGAGTCGGACCCGCTGCCACGCGAGGCCGCGCGATGACCATCGCCGATCGCATCACCGTGCGCCTCAGCGCCTCGCTACTCGCGCGCCTCGACGCGTACTGCGCTCGTGAGAAAAAGCGCACCGGCTACCCCGTCACCAGGGCGGACGCGGTGCGGGCGCTGATTGAGGGGGCGGCGAAGTGAAGCTGCGCGACTACCAAGAGCGAGGCGTGCGGGAGATCGTGGACGCGCTCGCAACGCATGGCCGCGTGCTCGCGGTGTCGCCAACCGGCAGCGGCAAGACCGTGATGGGCGCGGCCGTCATCACCGGCGCCTGCTCGACCGCGCGCGTGCTGTGGATCGCGCATCGCCGCGAGCTGCTCGCGCAAGCACGCAAGGCGCTGAAGTCGGCCGGGCTCGCTCGTGTCGGCATCCTCTCGGGGACGGCGAAGGAGGACACCGACGCCCCGGTGCTCGTCGCGTCCATCGACACGCTGCGACGCACGGACCTCGCGCGCTTCGATCTCGTCGTCGTCGATGAAGCGCACCGCGTCGCGGCGAAGTCGTATCAGGACGTGCTCGCGGCGCTGCCGGGTGTGCCGGTGCTGGGGCTGACGGCGACGCCGCAGAGGCTCGACGGTAAGCCGCTGTCGGACACGTTTGCGCACCGCGTCGTGGTCGCGCTGAATGCGGAGCTGTTCGCGTCGAAGTACCTCGTGAAGCCAGTCACGTACGGAGTGCCCAAGCACATCGCGCGCGCGATGCGGCGCGGCGTGACCAGCGGCGACGGCGTAAGCGACGCGCTCAACACCATGTTGATGCGGCCGAAGCTGATGGGCGACGTCGTCGAGGAGTGCGCAAAGCACGCGCCGGGCGCACGCACGATCGTATTCGCCGCGAGTCGCACGCACGCGAAAGCACTGGCCAAGCGCTTCACCAAGGCAGGGCGACCGACCGCGTATCTCGACGGCGACACACCGGACGGCGAACGCTTCGACATCCTCGAACGGTTCGCGGCCGGCGCGATCGAAGTCGTCGTCAACGTCGACATCTTGACCGAGGGCTACGACTTGCCCGCGGTGAAGTGCATCGTGCTCGCGCGGCCCACGAAGTCGCGGGCGCGCTACCTGCAGTATTGTGGCCGCGCGTCTCGTCCGCACAATGGGCGCGGCGCCGTCGTCCTCGACCACGCCGGGAACTGGCTCACTCACGGGTTGTGCTGGGAAGACCGTGAGTGGCGGGACGGGCGTGAGAAGGGCAGCGGCGACGCGCCGTGCTGGCGGTGCGAGTGCGGGCACATCAACCCGGTCGGCACGACCGAATGCGCGGAGTGTGGAGCGGCGCGGCCGAGGTCGGAGCGAGAGGAGGCGGACGAGCGTGCGCAGCTTGAGCGCATCGAGGCGGGCGCGAGCGCGAAGGCGGCGCTGGAGAAGCGGCTGCGTGAGTTTGCGGCATCGAAGGGGATGGCGCGCGCGGAGGCGGATGAGTGGGTGCGGAAGGCGGTTGCGGCGTGACGAGCACAAAGGTGGGACGCACTTGCCTGCGGTGCGGCAAGGTCACTCTCTGGTACCCATCGGAACTGAAGAAGAGCGCTCGTGAGTTTTGCGGAAGAGCGTGCCGCTCCATCTTTCGTCGCGAAAACCCGGTCATGCACGAGACGGCCTGCAAGAACTGCGGGCAGCTATTCCAATGGAGCGGGCGCCGGCCAAGCGCCGCCAATGCACCAAAAACCTGCAGCCCAAAGTGCGGACGCGAATCGCTTCGAATCGAGGGCGCAGTCGTATCCGTCGCATGCGCCGTGTGCGGGAAGAGCGCCAGCCGCCCCCGCAGCCACCTGTGGCACGTGAAATCGTCGCGATTCTGCAGCACGTTTTGCGCTAATCACAGGTGGTTTCTTCACGGCGTTCAGGTGGGAACCGCGGACCTTGCCGCGATCATCGGGTGCCACCGCCATTCGATCGGCAAGGCGCTCAGGGGCATCGTTGGCCAGTTGCCGCCTGGCTTTGTCGTCGAGACGCACGCGCGATGCGAGACGAACCGGCCGGGGCACAAGGCCGTGCGATGATGCAGCGAAAGGACACGACGATGCGAACGACCTGGGCGCGCGAGACGCTGCCGCCGCGGCGCGCTACACTCCGGCCGTGAGCACCTCGACGCGCGCCGGCTTGACGCTCGGACTTCCGGCAAGCGCCGCCGCGGTCGGCGACCAGCCGGTGCGCACGAGCACATGGCGCGGCATCGTCGACTCGATCAATCACGTTGCCGACGAGCGCAGTCGCGTTTTGGTCAGCTATCCGCAGCGCTCGACGACGACGGGCGGCCGCCTCGCCGGCAACAAGGCGTCACTCGTCAACACGTGGGTACGCATCTACAGCTTTGGGCCGTTCGCGCTGTTGGTCGGGCCGCGCGGCGTGCCGTACCCGATCCGCGCTCGCGTCGGCGGCCGTGCAGCGACCGTCACCGACTCGTGCATCCTGCGCATCGGCGTGTGCCCGTGGCCGGGGCGCGGCGACGGCATCATGGACGCGGTTGGCGCTGGCGCCAACATCATCGAGACCGCGGCATTCACCGACGTCACCAACTCATGGCGCGCGCCGACCGTCGCCGACCAACTTCTCGTGCCGGGCGCCGAGTTCACGGCGTCGAGCCTGACGATCGTCGATGCGCTATCGAGCGGGTCGCCGGGCTCGATCTCGCTCGTGCAGGGTACGGTGGAAATCTGGAGCAAGTGCAACACCTCGAACGGTGTGTGGTGTAGCCAGGCGTACGCTGCAGAGCAGGTTGCGCTATGAGCGCCGCCGTCCCCACGCGCCGCAGCATTGCGCAGATCGACGACGTCGTCACCGGTCGCGCCGTCCGCGGTCGCACGCACCGGACGGCGGCCGAGCTGCTGAACTGGACATCGGGAAACGGCGAGACGCTGATCCCCGCCTACGATCCCGATCAGACGATCGCAGCCGGCGCGACGAAGACGTTTCGCTACCGCGTGCAGCCGAACGGCCGCGCGGTGCGCCGCGTGTGGAGCCTCGCCCTCTTCGGCACTGGCAACGTGACGATCACAGCGGGTGCATCGGCGCCAGTGCTGCGCGAGGTCTCGCTCACGGGCCTCTACGTCCAGCACAACGAGGACTTGACTGCGAAGAGCGCGTCCGACCAGGAAATTTCGCTCACCATCGCCAGCGGCGCGAGCTCGGCATCGTCGATCAGCGTCGTGCAGATCGCGTGCATGGAATCGCCGCGTGCCGTGCTCGACAAGGATGCCGCGGACTACGGCATCGAGCTGACGAGCGAGGCGGCACGCGAGCCCATCGACGCCCGCGACTACAACTCGCTCGGCGGCATCGCCGCCGCTCTCGCGCTCGCTCCGCAACGCCGTCACTACCTCGCCTACGCGCGACCGGCCAACACCACCGATTGCTGGTCCGACCTCACGGGCGCCTTTGTGCCGCTGCTGACGCTCGGCCCGCTGCTCGGGCGCAAACTGCACCCCGCGGACACGACAGCGAACACGCGCTGGTACTTCCTGTGTCGCGGCTCGCTCATCACGGCGAATGGCGAGATCAGAATCACGAACAGCTACGCGGCATCGACGACGACTCTCGCGGTCACCGTCGGCGCCGGCTTCGGGTCCTTCGCGTGGTTCTCGATCGACGAGCCGGACTTCCCCTGCGAGGATCTCGCGGAGGCCGATGGGCTGCGGCCAGCCGGCACGTGGAACGGTTACACGCTCGAGCTGCGGTCGACCGGCGTCGGCACGTTCTACGTCGCGAGCGCGTGCTGCTTCGAGGTGCCGCCGTAGCCTTGCCGCCGCCACCCGCCTCGCGCTAGACTGCGGCAGCACACAACCGCACGCAGTCGCACGACTCCGTGCTCGAGGGCACCGATGGCCAAAGACTTCCTCAGCCGCATGGACGCCGATATCCGGCCGCCGGTCGAAAACGCGGCATCGTCGGCCGTGTCGCCGTTCGGCCGCGACGGCATCCTGCGCATCGCACTCACCGCGGCAAGTGTGCGCGTCACGATTCCCGAGCACTGGCGCGGGCGCGACGTTGACTTCACGTGCGACGGCGGGACGGGAATGTACGTGCTCTTCGGCGGCCCGACGGTGACGCTGGTGACGCCAGCGACCACGGTCAGCACGATCGCGGGGGGCGCCGGTGTCGAGGTCGCGACGTTCGTCACTGGCACCGGGAAGAAGATCGAGGCTGGCGCGACGAAGACCTACACGGTGCCGAACGACGCCGCGATCACGCACTTCTGCTGGTACGGCGCGAGCGCTGCCGGCTACATCGAAGCGGTCAACAGCACCGGCAACGGCGTGCCCCCCGCGCCATGAGTCGGCGGAACGCTCGAGACAGCCGTCGCGGCGGCAACGGCGGGGGTGGGGCGGCGGCGTTCGATCCCGCGCTCTACGGCACCGTCGATTTCTGGACGCGCGGCGACGACGTCACCCTCAACGGCAGCGACATCGCGTCGTGGAACGACAAGAGCGGCAATGCACGACACTGGGCGCAGGGCACCGCCGCCGTGCAGCCCGCGCAGGCCGTCGCTGCGCTCAATGGACGCGACGGGATCCGGTTTACCGGCGCCGCTGGCGAGTTCTTGACCGGCCCCGACCTACTCACCCTCGGCCGGACCAGCGCCGAGATCTTCATCGTCGCCAAGAAGGTCGCCGACCCCGCCGCATCTGACCCGCTGTCGGGATTCTGGGAGACGTCCAACTCCGTCGCTGGCGCCGTGCCGTTCACGGACGGCGCGATCTACGACGGCTTCGGGTCCAGCGCACGCAAGACGCTGCCGAACCCGACCAGCAACCTCGCCAACGGATTCGTATGGAACATCATCACAGCGTCCGGCGAGTGGACGTCGTCGATCAATGGCGCCCTCTCCGGTAACGACTACTACACCACAGCAGTCAACACTGTCGACTGGCTCGCTGCGCCACGCGTCGGCCGCGACAAGAACGCGTCCGCACGCTGCCTCGACGGGTGGCTCTTCGAGATGCTCTGTTACTCCGCGAAGCTGGCGACTCCTGCCAGCCGCGCGGCAGTGAACACGGCGCTCAAGGCCTACTACGGGATCACCTGATGGCCGATCGCGCAAAGACCTGGACCGGCCCCGAGGCTGATGCGATAGCTGCGTGCGCCCTCGTCAACAAACTCGCCGGCTACCCACGCAAGGGCGTCGGCGGCTCGCTCGTGCAAGTCGACGAGTGGGACGGCGCCGGCGACTGCCCCGCTGGCTGGACCATGGCAGTCGCGCCCGTCGTCGACCCCGACACGCGACAGGCCAGCATCGCGGTCAAGGCACGCGACGCGGACCGGCTCACGCTGCCCGACGAGCGCGCGAAACTGACGCCGGAAGAGCAGGCCGCGGCGGATAAGATCGCGTGGTCGGCGAAGGCTGCTGCGGTCGAAGCGGAAGCGGTGAGGAAGTGACGCGCGCCGCTGTCGTCGTGATCGCGCTGCTGCTCACGGGGTGCGTCATGCCTCTCCCGCGTGGCGCCGAGCGTCCTCCGCGTGAGTCTGACCTCGCAGTCGTCGACAGTGTGATCGCCCGATGGCGCGCAGCTGGCGAGCCGTTCGAGAGTCGATGCCGCGAAGAGCGCGCATCGCGCACGGTGGTCATCCGCGCGGACCAAGAGACGATGACGTCGACGGGCTACTGCGCCTCACGCGGCCCGTGCTGCGGCACCGCAGAGAAGCGCGCGGCTTGCGGCTGCACGATCGGTTGCGCTGCCGGTGCGACTACGTGGGAGTCAGACATCGTCGACCCGCTCGCGGCGATCACTGGCACGTATCGCGTGATGATCTGGGTGAGCGCGTACGAAGATGAGCAGACCCAGAGGCGCGTCATCGCTCACGAGGCGACGCACTGGCTCGGACGGGCCTGCATGCCGAACGGCCGGCGCGACGTCGACGCAACGCACGCGCGCTATCCCGAGCGGTGGGGCAGCACCGGCTACGAGTCGGCGGGCTGGTGAGGTACACTCCCATAATGCACACGGAGGCCCTCGAGTGAACTGGTGGGCGGCACTGTCGGCAGTCATCTCGCCGCCCGCCGTCCTCTACGTCTTGCGCATCATCCGGGAACGTACGGGCGCTTACGCTCGCGCCTCCGCTTCCGAGATCGACTATCTGCGCGCGGAGAGCAAGCGCGAGCGGGAAGAGTGCGCCGTCGAGAAGGCGCGCGACGCGGGCACTATCGCAGGTCAGGCCGCGCGCATCCACGAACTCGAGCGCATCGCCGCCGAGAACGCGCTCGAGTTGCAGCGCGCGGAGAGCACAGCGTCGGCGCTTCTGCTCGCGCGCGACCTGGCACGCGACAACGCCGATGCGTTGCAGGCGCAGATCGATGCCGGCGCGGAAGACGTGCGACTCGCTCGCGCGGCGCTCCGTGGTATGAAGACGTGACGTGCGGACTGGCGCCGCGCAGAGGAGAGACGATGAATCCGAAGCTGTTCAAGTCGCCGAAGTGGTGGGCCGGGGTGATCGCATCGCTCGTGCTCGTGTTCGGCGATCACACGTGGCAGACGATGATCGGGATCCCGCCCGAGGCGCAGATGGTCATCAAGGGCATCGGCGCGATGCTGCTGCTCTTGCTTTCGTCGCCGGCCGTCAAGCAGATGACCGAAGCCGACCGCGAGACGCTGCCGCCGGCGGTGACCGTCACTGGCAAGGGCGCCGTGGTGCCAGTCGAGGATCGCTCGTCGCTGCCGCCGGGTGCGCCATGAGCGAGACGCTGCCGCCCGAGCACATCGTGCAGTTCTTCGGCTACACGCATCTGCCGCCGCACCTGCAAGCTGTGAGCAAGCCGTTCGCCGAACTCGCCGCGCACATCATCGGCACGTTGCCGCGCAATCCCGAGCGCACCGTCGCGCTGCGGAAGTTGCTCGAGAGCAAGGACGCGGCCGTGCGCGCGCTCGTCGCGAAGGACGGTGCGCCGTGAGCATCTTCTCCGCCGAGCTGCGCCGCCGCGCCGTGATCGGATTCTGCGCCGCGTGGCTGACGCTGTTCGGCGCCGTGCTTGCGGGCGCGTGCCTGTCGGGCTGCGGCGCCTCTGCACTGCAGGTCCACGCCACCGTCGCCGACACCGTCGGCCAGGTCATCACCGCCAGCGGCGACGAGCTGCTCGACGCACGGCAGCGCGACCTCGACACCGCGCACCAGGGCGCCGCCTACCGCGAGGACGCCGCCGCCGCGGTCGCTGCCGTCCGGCTGCGCTACGAGCCAGCCGTCGCCAGCTACGACGCGCTCCGGCTTACGCATGACGCGTGGGTCGAGACGCTACTGCTCGCAGCTGCCGGTGACCTCGACGACGCGCCGCGCTGGGCCGCGCTCGCAGCGAGGTGTCTGCGTGCATATGACGGGTGGGCGCTGGCCGCGCGGTCGCTGGGCCTCGACGTGCCGCGCGTGCCGCCGATGTTGATGACGGTCGCCGCGATGGCCCTGCCGGCGGTGACGCCATGAGCCCGCTCGCCACCACGCTCAAGTCGCTGGCTGACGCTGGCTCCGTCGCCACGCTCGCGATGCCGCCCGGCATCGGCCGCGACATCGCCACGATCCTCACGGCCGCGCTTGGCGTCTCGTCGTCGCTGGCGAAGGGCGGCGCCTCCCGCGACGAGATCGTGCGCGCCATCCGCCGCGTACCCGACCTGCACCCGCGGATCGCCGCGCAGGATGCGGCGGTCGATGCTGCCGTGGACGCGAAGCCCTCGCGCGACGACGAGCCGACCGCAGAGCACGGCGTGACGGGGAGCGGGCGGTGAGCCCACTCAACCCCGGTATCGCGCGCACCGTTGCGTGGCTGAACGCACTCGGCTTCGAGACGACGGACAGCGGCGACGGGAAGACGCACGACTTCGAGTGCGATCGCCCGCACCCGTACGTCGTGATCGTGAGCGCGCGCGAGACGCTGCTTGACGACACGGAGCGGCTGCGCGTGGCGCTCCTAGGGCGTGACATCGCGGTGGGCGATCTGCGCGAGGACGGCACCGGGCCGTACCTGCAGGCGTGCTACGTGCCGGGCAGCATCGAGCCAGCCACCATCGATCTCCAGAACGTCGACGACGCGCTGATGAGGCTGTCGTGAGCGACGAACTGCAGCGCGATCTGCGGCGTGAGCGACGCACAGCAGAACAGAAGACGGCGCACCTCATGCGGCTGTTGGCGGAAGCGTCGACGCGGAGGCTCTCGTGAGCTGCGCCACCGTCGCGTTCGATGCGCTGCTCGACGACATCGCCGCCGGTC